ATAGAAAAACACTGTAGGAATCCCCCTTTCCCCCAGATTTGTCGTATGTCTCTGTCGGACAGCGATTTAAGCCCTGTTTTCGACTGGGGGAAAGCCTGGGGGAAAGGGGGAAAGCCCCCCTAAAAGTGGGGTTAAACGCGAGTTTAGGGGGGGAAAGGCCTGTCGAAAACGCGGTTTTCGGGGGTTTCTGAGTTTAGTCCCAGCCGATAAATCGGCAAACTTCGCTATACTTCGCCGCAAGTGTATGCGTTTCTATCCGAGGTGGAGTCCTCGGTCGTCGAGGATCTCAATAACCCGAGCCCGGACGCTCTCGAAAGTCCGATACTCCTCGGCGGTGTGTTCGCCGTGCTTGATCTGGGATCTGAGGTATTGCAGGAGGTCATCCATCGCCCACTTCCAATCCGAACCCTGGCGGGCGTCGTTCAGCGCGGCGTCGTCCTCTGGAAGGTGGAACTCAAGGGTGGCTTTCATGGGAGTGGGGCGGGGTCCGGGATTTCCCCAGTAAACGAGCGTCACAGTTTAGAAAGCTGCTGCACGACCCCCACCATTTTGCAGGACCGGGAATCGAACCCGGAAAGCCGGCTTATGAGACCAGCTTAGGATCCAACCTTTCCTGCGGGGTTAATATCCTCACAATCTCGTTCGCGTCAAATTATGCGACCAGTGCCAGGAGTCGTCTGACGAAACGCCATAGACTGAACCCCTCCGCAGAGGGACTCGGCCTATTGCGCTGGACGAATCCGACACCGCCGCCAACGGGCGGATAAACCAACCCCAGATCGTTTGCTCGGTGCATGATGTTCCTCCTTTCATGTCTCAATGTCGCGCGCGGGGATCGACGCGTCAACCGAGCGACTCTGGGACAGACGAGGAGCCGAGGAGACTCTTTGTCTGTTTTCAGGTCCACCACTCCACCCTCGATATTGGGGAACTGATCGGGAACTGGGGGGAACTGGGGAACTGGCTCCTCGGCTCCTCGCTTGTCCCAGAGCGTCCTTCCGGAAGTTGCAGTTAATAATTGCAAAACCCGGGACAAAATTTGTTTCCCGTCTATATGATATGTTTCGCGCCAGGATTCGGCCATCAGAGGGGACAGTGGTGGGTTAGGTGGTGGGGCACAGATTCGAGATCCGTGCATTTTAACCGATCATCTCTGTATTGTGCCGCCTTGTGACCAGAACCATGATCCATGAATAATGGTGCAAGCCTCTGTGCATCAATGCTTTGTGCAGAATGGGGCAAATAAGCCTCTAACAGAGTAGAATAGGCTGCAAACGGCCCCTCTAACACTACATATAGATCAAGGGACGCTGTTTTTGCCCTACCTGCTGCCCTTTGGCCCCCTTTTTCCTCTGTCTGGTTCATAACCCCCCATCGGATTAACAGAGTAAAACTCGGCTCCCCCTCCCCTTAAAGGTGGAAGAAAGCTCCAACGGAGCCGGATTCCTAACCATACAACCCCGCAGCCAGAGGGAATACGCCGATCAGATCATTCTGATTCTGCGCTGGCATCGTTAGTCCTATGAATAAAAACACAGCACTCAAGTCACTCGTCGCCGCAATCGCCTCCGCTGACAAAGCGTTGGTCAGCATCGGCGAGAAAGGCAAAGCCGCTCGCGCCGCTGGCGTCGAGAAAACCGAATTGCGTGACGCGCTCCGCGAGTTGTTCGGCTTCGACAAAACCCGCGAAGGCTCCAAGCCCCGCCACGCGATCAACAGCAAGATCAGCTACTACCTCGGTGTCGCTGGCTACAACAAGAGCAACGTTGGTTCCAAGGGCGGCGCATACGAAGTGACCAAAGGCTTCGTGTCCTACGTCAAGAAAGGCCTGAAGGAGTTCGGCATCGAAGAAACCGACTACCGCAAGGCTCTCAACGCGGCGATCGCCGAGATCATCGGCTAATCAGAACGATCTGATTCACGCTCCATGAAGCGTGAAGCGTCCAACCCGCTTCACGCTTCTCTGCACCTACTACCTATGTATATCGACGATTCCTTCATCAACGGCATGACCCTTTTCGGGTCGTTCCTCATTCTTTGGACATTCCTTCACTCCATCTTCGATCTATGAAAGACCCGACCATGAAGCGCGAAACAAAGTTCAGCGCGTTCAACGTCATCTCCCTCGAATCGCTCGCGTTCGGCGACTCGCAGCGCGAGGAGTTACGCTGGCTCCAAATCGGACAGGGACGCCCCCACCTTGAGATATTCCTCGTCTGGTGCTGGCAATGGTCGTGGCGCGACTATGGTCATTTCCTCACGATCGCCATGCCTTGCCTTGTTCTTCGCTGGCTTCGCTATTGAACAACCACATCGGCGCATCCTTCGGGGTGCGTCGAGGTGTCGAATCAGAATGTTCTGATTCGCTCCCTCTGGCATGAGGGGCAACAAACTCCCCGAGAGGCGAGCATCATGCCGCACCACGAACATGGAAACAGGAATACCCCTGCCCAAGAAAAAGCTGCCCCGCTTCCGCGAGGCGAAAGACGAGGGACGTCCCCTCGCCTTCGAGCCAACCCCCAAGGAACTCGAAGACGAAAGGTCGCGCTATCTGGCGGCCAACAACCGCAACTTCGGGACGAATCTGGCTTTCGTCATTGACTTCGTCCCAAAATCATAACCTCATCACCATGAGCCATGAAACAAGGTTCCTTAACCCTGATCCACAGCCACGCGCCGATCTGGCCGAGTGGCGTCCGAGTGCCAAAACCCCGATCGCTAAACGTCATGCCGAGAAATCCGGAATGCCGAGCATCGACATTGGCGAAGGAGTCGAGCCGCCGTCAGTCTCTGACTTCGGTTTCTACCATCCTGCGGAGAATGAACGCGGAGGTCGATATGCGGAGTGACCTCAACAAAACCAAGTGTCTGGAGAAGCTGGTCTTATTGTCCCTGCTCCTCGTTTGGATGCTGTTCGCTCTGCTGTAATAACCACAACACCCGAATCAGAACGTTCTGATTCACATCCTATCATCTATCACGATGCCTACTAACACCAAAACCTACGTCCTTCGTGGAGGAACTTATCCCAAAGACTCCATCGAAGTTGACCTTGAAGCAGGAACCTTCTGCCCCGCTGGCGGCGGCTTTGTCCGCAACATCGCGGACTTGAAGCGTTTCAACGAGGACTTCCGTCCCGCTACGGAAGAAGAACTCAACTACAACCCGCCCTTCCGCAAGGGCCAGTTCTCCATCGAGCCGATCGACGACAACATCGAAGGCTACACGATGGGCTTTCTCTGGAACGGATGGGCGATGCCCGTCTTCACCAAGGAGAACGCCGCGAAGGTGCTGGAAGGCATCGGCGCGAAACACCGCTACGACGAGGCCAGCGACACGTTCACGTTCCTCGTGGACGAGAATGACGGCGAGGAAACCTCGGAGGGCAGCATCATCCACGTCGATGGTGTGCCGGTGAAGGTCTACTCCATCGGCGCAGGGTCGTGGACTTGGGACGAGGTGAGTCCCCGCAAATGCCCAACCTGCGCTCAACCTCTGCCATGAGCGGGTGCGACGTGAAGGAGTAGTGACACCGCCTCTCCCACTTTGGGAGGGGCGTAGTCTCGACTCATTCAGGGCCGAGAGAATCAGAACGTTCTGATTCAAACCACAAAACCTAACATGGAGGTAACATGAAAAGAAAAACCCTAACAATAGTTCCATCCGCCGTTGATCAGGCGATCAAGCCGAAGCCGAGCCGCGCCGAGATCATCGAGGCCGCCGTTCAGTTGCGGCTGGAGGAACTCCAGAAGGAAGCCGAGGTCGTCGCGAATCACAACCAGCGTCTCAGCGACGCTGTCGTTGCGTTGATCCCCGCTGCTGTGGATAGCGTTTGCAAAAACGGAACGCTTGCGAAATCACTAAAGGACAACGAGACGGCTTACTACTACCGCGATTACGCTTGGGCCGACCCGACTCAGAAACTATTCGAGGATCATCTCTGCGTCACGATCAAGATCGAGAAGCGCGACCTGACGTCGAAGTTGCAAGCCGCACTCGCCAACGAGCGCGACAACCGCAAAACCCCTCCGTATCTCAGCGTGGATCAAATCCGTCGAGAGGTGAAGCAAGGGCTGAAACCCTCGGCTGATCCGGCTGGCCGGGTCAAAGCGTTGCTCGCCGATAGCGACAGCCGCACCGCTTTGCAGAGCCTTCTCAAAGCGGTCTATCCGAAACCCGAAGCGGTTGAAGTATGATCAGCGTGTGTGGTGTCGGCGCACCGACGATCGAGAAAGAGGAGTGAGGCTCCGCGCCCCTTCCAACTCTGGGAGGGGCGTCAGCCTCAAGCCTTCCGGCTTGGGGAATCAGAACATTCTGATTCATAACCAAAACACCTAACATGGAGATAACACCATGCCTATTAAGAAAGTTGATCTGTCTGCCATCGGCACGAAGCCGAGCGGCAGCAAGAAGTCGTATCCTGCGCTGCCCGTCACGCCGGAGATGAACGAACACCTCAAGGTTATCCTCAAGAATAACCGCGAGATCGAAGTCATCGAGGCTGACACCGCTGCGCGTCGCGCTGAACTCATCCCGCAAGCGATGAAGTTCTTGTATGAGTTCTATCGCGGCAAGACTGACATCGAGTCCTCGCTCGAAGCGAAGACCGACGAAGGAGATTCGATGCTCTTCACGATGGCGAACCGCTATCGTGGATTGCCTGACGAGTCGCCCATCGTGGACTTGATCGGCGAAGCCCGCACCACGGCCTACTTCTCCCAGAGTGTGGAGATCAAGGTCAACGGCGACAAAGTCCCGCTCGACAATCTGCCGGTCTTTGTGGCCGAGCTGACCGAGCTGTGCGCTCGCCACAACGCCTCGGGAGCTTTGACTTCCAAGGCTGTGATCAAGCCGAGTCCCGAGTTCCACACTGCCCGGCACACGGCATTCACGCCGGAGGAGAACATCGCTTTGGACTCGTTCCTCGCTCCGGTGGTGTCGATCAAGACCAAGGGTCGCAAGTAATGAACCCGCCAACCTTCCCCGCTCGTCCTATGACCGGCGGCCCGTTGGAGAGAGCGCGGCAGAAGTTACATCCGGACATGTGGCGTTACGAACCCAAGATCAACGGCTGGCGCGTGTTGATCGACGTCCGCAACAAGAAGATGTGGTCACGCTACAACCAGCCGTCCTCGGTCGAGCATAAGTATGCGTCCGTCCTCGACCGGCTCACGGGTATCTTCGCTGGCGACGTTCCGACGTGGCTCGACGGAGAGATCCTGGGTCAGCGCACCCCGACCATGGGGCGCGGCTCGATCATCATCTTCGATGTGGTCTGGCCGCAACTGACCGAGCAGCACAAGGAATGGAACCTTTGGTATGAACGCCGGAGGTTCCTCAACGTGACGCTCGACGGCGAAGCTGAACTCTGGGACGTGGAGCAGACGCCGAGGCAAGACACCATCTACCACTTGCCGAATGTCTGCGACGACGAAGCCGAGGAGTTCTACCAGCGGCTCAAGCTCATCAACACGCGGCTCGGAGTCGAGCTGTATGAGGGTCTCGTGGCAAAGCGGGTCGATCGGGAATACCCGATGCAGCTCGCCTCTCCTGCCAAGGAGACAACCAATTGGATCAAACATCGTTGGGATTATTAGAAAGGAGGTAACAAATGAGAAAGATGTCTGTTGAATGTGCAATGGAAATCTGGAAGGCCGGCGGCGGCGTTGCCGCCAGCGAATGGCAGGAGAAGTCTGGCTATTCACGCGGCGGCCCGATCTACAAACGGCGACCGACTCCCGTCTTCTGTCGGGAGTTGACTCGGGAGGGCCTCGAACTCGAAGCGATCAACCCGCACGAGGACATTGCTTCCTACTATCGGAGCATTCTTGCCTACGTCACTGGTCGTCATCCCAAAGCGCGGAAGATCATCGTGGTCAACGATCCGGTCGGGCTGCGGACCGCGTGTATGGATGCGGAAATCCCAGAGCCAAGGTTCGACACCTTGATGGGCCGATGGGATATCGGCAACACGTTGGCGAGTCAGCGCGTATGGCAAGCCCAAGCCAAGCCGCGCTATGCGTGGCAAGGCCTCGTGAAAAGGCTTGATCCTGCTCCGGCTCTGGGTTCATAACCTGCCAACCGGAATCAGAACCTTCTGATTCTGGGAGGAACACTGCTCCCTCTCGTTCTGGGAGGGAGCAGCATCCTCCCCGCAGCTCTAGCTGCGACGGAGATCATAACCTAACTACCAAAGGAGGTATACATGCCCATCAAATACTACACCCCCACGCTCGACAAAGCGGTGAAGGATCACCACATCGACTTCCGAGTGCGGGGCCGACTGCCGGAGACTTACGACCTGCAATGGGTCGATAAGCGTCACCCGTGCAAGACCGGCTGCTGGCGTTTCGACCACGCGTCGGGTCGCCACGAGATCCGTTTGTCCGTGATCTGCTACGACACCCTGACCAAGGGCGGAGCAGCACACGGCAAGCGGGTCGCCGTGCCTGATCTGTATCGCAACGTCTACGAACACGAGGCAGCGCACTCGCTCTACACGACCAAAGACCTCGAAGGTCTCGGCAAGATTCTTGCCGCCGAGAAAATCCCTTGGCGGCTGATGAACTTGTTCGAGGACTGCCGCATCGAGCGTAATTGGATCCTCCGCGAACGCGCCGGCAAGTCGTTTCGCTGGACTCGTTGGGAGGAGCATCCGCCCGTCTCCAAGATGAGCGCGAGCAGCTTGCTCTTCCACATGAAGACCGAAGGCCTGACCCGCAGCGGGTATCGCTTCCCTCGGTCGTTCATCATTGCCCATCGGACACACCCCAACTGGCGCAAAGTCTACGACTATTACCGCCGCATCGTCGGGTGTGGATGGACCGAAGACCTCGTGCCGATCCTCAAGGACTGGCTCAAGGACTTCCCCGCTACGGGTGACGACACCATCGAGGGCGAAGGCGGCGCTGGAACCGGCGACATGGGCGAAGCGATCGGCGAGGCCACGGGGACGCACCCCGAGGACGTCAAAGCGAAAGACCCCAAAGGCGAAGGCGCATCGCCGGAGACCAAATCCGGAGGCGGCAAGGGGAAAGGCGGCAAGGCGCCCGGCACTCGTGCCGAGTCCACCACGTCACCGACCCACGGACGCGGCAGCGGCGGCTCCGCTTCCGAAGTCGTGCCGACCATCGACCACGAGACCGAGCGTTCGCTCCGGCTGGCGCAACTGCTGGCCCAAGCGTTCCGCAAGAACGGCATCATCGCCAAAGGGCCAACGGCCCGTCCGTCCAAGCGGCTCAACCTGCGCGGCTTGCTGCGCGGCGACTGGTCTCGTCCGTTCGTCGGCAAGACGATCGGCAACACGAACAAGCCGCACATCTCGTTCGTCATGGATTGCTCGGGCAGCATGGGCTGTCTGACTCACCTCGATCGTTCGCGCAAGGTTGAGCTTCGCACCGATGACTGCGGTCGAATCCTTGCTCGTGCCTTGAACGAGCTGGCTCGTCTCGGTCACATCACGGGCGTTGTCTACGGCTCATCGGATGGCGGCTGCCATTCGCGCACCGAGCTGCCCGTTCCAGACCATGTGCTGACGATGGACGCTGGCCTCGAAGCCTTCTCCGGCTCCGAGGGTATCGGCCTCACGTTGGCGCCCGGCTGCAAGCCCGGCTGCTACACGAAGAAAGGCTCCGGCTCGTTCTTCGAGGAGATCGCCGCCAAGTCTAAGATTGCCATCGTCTACACGGACGGCTGCATCACGGACGCTCCGGTCAATCGTATGCCGCTCCGTGCGCGGGGCGTCTACACCATCGGCGCCTATGCCGGACCGGACAAGACCATCTCACTACGACACCACTTCGATTACGTCATCAGCCGTGACTCGTTGTGGGGCGTAGCCGATGCGCTCGTCCGCACCCTGAAGTCCATCCCGCGCAAGTAACCCCTGCCTCGGGAGACCCACCTCCCCTTCCCGCTCTGGGAGGGGGAGCTAGTCTCTCACTCAACCAATGTTGAGTTCGGGAGTTAAACACAACCCCCTCTGGTATGCGGGGAACCGAATCAGAGCCAATCAGAAGGTTCTGATTCCGTTGCATACCAAACGTTAACATGTCCGATAAACATTCCGATTCGATTAACATCGACAACCTCCCGTGGCCGGCCGCTCGCGCCTTGGCGAAACAGCAGCTCGGCATCAAGGGCGAGTGGGTCTCCCACTGCACCCTGCCCCGCCTCAAAGCCATGCTCAAGGGCGAGATGACTATCGCCGACGCGCAAGCCGCTTCCCTCGCTGACCAAGCGAAGAAAGCGGGCCTCTCGCTCGGCGGCGGCATCGACGCCACTGCGCTCAAGCCGCTTGAAGCCAAGCTCACCGAGCTGGCAGGTATCATATCGTCGCTCGACGACGAGGTGACTACGGCCAAGTCCGAAGCGGCCAAGCTCGTCGGCGACTTGCACACGGAGATGTCCGATCGGCTCACCGAGTCGCACGATGCCTTCACCAAGCTGCAAGATGCCGTCACCTCGGCGCTCGCCAGCGGCGGTTCGGCTGCGGCCAAGGTCATCGCTCCGATCCTCGGGGTGCCGACGCCTTCCTCGTCTGACCCCGTGGTCATGGCGCTGGAGATGTTCTGCGCTCCAGGCCGTGCGATCAAGCCGCTGCTCGTCAAGGGCGGCCAAGGCGCGGGCAAGACCTACGCTGCGCGTCAGCACGGCATGACCGCCGGCTTTGACCGCTGCGTGGAGTTCGGTGTCCACTCCCAGACCGAGGCCGTGGACTTCCTCGGTATGATGATGCCGAGCGGCGAGTGGCTCGACGGCCCGTTGACCGAGGCGTTCCGCGCTTCGGCTCTGGGACAGCTCGTCTTGCTTATCATTGACGAGATCTATCGTGGTCAGAACGGCGCTCGCACCCCGCTCCTGACCGCCACGTCTCCGGCCACGCTGCCCAGCGGCGAGCGGGTCTATCGTCTCCGCACGGGTCGCGCCATCGTCGATCCAGTGACCGGCGTTCACACCTCCGAGATCATCGAGGCTCCTTGCCAGAACCTCGCCATCGTTGCCACGACCAACGTCGGGGCCGAGTTCAACGTCGATCCGGGCTGCCCCGCCGAGCGCGAGCGGTTCATCCCTATCCACGTCGAGGTTGACGAGGCCAAGATCCGCGCTGTCTGCGGCGCTATCGCCACGGCCAAGGGCTACAGCTCCTCCGTGGTTGACCGCACACTCGCCTTCTACCGCGAGTGCAACGTCCTCAAGACGGACGGGTTCATCGAACTCTGCCCGTCCACCCGCATCCTCTCCGAGGCGATCCAATACGCCGACAGCGAGGCCAACGTGAAGTCGATGCTGCGCGAACTCGGATTGCACATCTGGGTCGGCACCACCATCGAAGGCAAGCCCGAGGAAGAGCAAGTCAAGCGCGTCACCACCGCACTCGACAAGGCCTTCGGGAAATAACCTGACCACCTAACGCGTAACCGCCCTTTCCAATCTGGGAGGGGGCGGCCGCACCAAAACACCATGTTTAATTCAAGCGGATTCATCGAGGGTATCAAATCCCTCTACAATCAGGGCGTTCGTAAGATCGTCACTGATTTCAGCGGCGGAGGCGACTCCGGCGATATCAACTACATTGCGTTCTATAGCGCGGGCGGTTCGGAAAAGCTAACCGTCGAAGAGCCACTCGACTGGCGGGATGAGATGCACAACATCATCACCAGCGAGGTTCATTGCGACTGGTATAACAACGAGGGAGGCGGCGGTTCGATCGTCATCAATCTCGAAGTCAACCCGCCGACCATCGAGGTCAACTCGTATTGGAACGAGACTGTCTGCCGCGACGAGCCGACTGTGACTGACACGCTGGATCCGACGCTCGTGCTGCCGAAGCCGGCCGTCCCAGAACACGCGGCTGTCCGCGCTGCCAAGAAGCTGCCGAAACGGGGGGCTTCGTAAATGCACCCTTACCATCACGCGCTCTCCAGCGCCAAAAGGTTCGGAGGCCAGCCCGAGGACTACCTCGCGATCCATCACTGGTTCGACGAGTCGAAGGAACAGTTCGCCAACTTCCGCCATCGTGCGCTGCGTCATCACGCGCAGGGCATCTACGAGTGTGAGCGCAAGTTCGGCATCACCATGACCAACTCGGACGGGCGCACGTTGCCTGTTCGTTACATCGGCGAGCAGCACGTCAACGAGGACATCGGGTTCATCCCGTCCCTCCAAGACTGGCTCTCCGCCATCGTCCCAGAGCCGTGGATGCGGAGTCGCCCCCATGGCGTGGACAAGAACACCGAGGACGAGGCCGTCAATCGACGGACTGTCCGCAAAACCAACACAACCAAGAAGGAGATCAAACTATGAGATTAGTGAAATTCACCCAAGTTCACGCCGACACCGGCACCGAGGGACTGATCTATGTCAACCCAGAGCAGGTCGCCCGCGTCATTCCCAAGACTTCCGTTTTGGAGAACGTGTCAAAACCCAAAGCTGTCAGCGCAAACACCCGCATCTCAATCGCCAGCACGGCGCAGGGAGTTGCGTTCTGGGTCAAGGAGACGCCCGACGAAGTCGTCGCTGCGTTGACTGGCTCATCCGTTGCCGTCCGGTTGGCGGCGAAATTCTAACCAGAAAGGAAAACATCATGTTACAGATCATACAACGTCCCCTCCCCACCGGAGGGATTGAAACCGAATACCTCGCAGTCCCCTCGCCCGAGGAGATTGCTGCCGAGGTCGAACGCATCGAGTTCGAGCGCAACTCGTGGGCGCGCAAACGCTACGCAGCGTTCGCCAACTACGATGTGGACACGCTTACGTTCGACGATGAACCCGGCCACATTGTCCCAGACCATGAACCCGTGGAGGAATTCCTATGAAAACTGATCCACACATCCTCGAAGCGGCGGCGCACTTCAATAGCCACCACGACTACAGCCTCGATGCGATCCTGGCTTTTGTGTCCGTGGCCCTGCGTCACGCGCACCAAGTCCAACTGGCTCGCGTCAAAGAAGAAAACCCGCAACTGGAGCTTCCCATCGAATAACATGAGCATCATGGACATCATGGAAGACATCAAACAGAACGTCGATTCGCTGCTCGTAGACCGGCAGTCCAAGCGAGTTCTGGCGATGCACGACCTCTCTCGCAGGGAGCCGAGCTACGAGCGCGGCTGTTTTGGCAAGGCCGATCTCGGACGTAGCTACGTCCGGCAAGCCGACCGAATCAGCCGTAAACGTCATAAACACTACGGCGTCTACCGCTGTCCGCATTGCGGCGGCACTCACCTGACAACCAAACTGGAGAATCGGGGGCAATACGCACCGCTTCTCTACATCACAAAAACGAAAGGAAACTAAAATCATGATTGAAATCGATACCGAGTCCACCCTCTACGTCTGCACCGATGGGACAAACGCCGAGGTTCACATCCTTGCTCCCAACGGCAAGGCATACACCCACACCGAGCATCTCCGCATCGACGACCCTGACCCGTATGGGCCTCACGGCACAGACGCGGCGGTCTTCAAGCTCCTATGCGAGACCGATATGGAACACCACACGTTCGACATTTAACCACCAACAGTTCTTGTTACCGGAGGAAACGCATGAAAATTAAAATCCCTAAATCCCTGATCCAAGAAATCACTGATGTCGTCGACGGAGGATTAGACCTGCCCGCGACCCCCGAAGAGTGGGGCGACTTGGTCGAAGAACTCCTGCGGCGTGAATTTGACATTATCTACTAACCATGAGCTACGAATTCCACACCGAAGAAAACGAAAGGAACTACCATGAGTAACTACGAAACACTCAAAGAAGTAATCGGAAGGTATCACGATGACGCGCAAAAAAAGCTCATCGACAACAACAACGAGATCGAAATCTTGCGAAAGAAATTGGCTGACCGCCACAACAGATACCAAGTTGACCCCAACGAAATGTTGGCTGCGGCAGACGAACGCTACAAGTTGGAGATCCGCGCCGAGTATTATCGAGGCATCGCCGACTTCGCCCGCGTGTTAATCCGGAAAGCCCGAGACTAATGCAAACATTCCTTCCCTACTCATCATTCGTTGAGTCGGCCGGGGCGCTGGACAACCGGCGCCTTGGCAAGCAACGAGTGGAAACCATGCAAATCCTCAACGCCCTATCACGCGCTGACTACGGCTGGCAGAACCATCCGGCGGTCAAAATGTGGCGGGGCCACGAGCATCAGCTCATCATCTATGGGCTGGCGATTTGCCTCGAATGGCGGAAGCGCGGCTTCAAGGACACTTGTTTCGACAAGATCGAGCTGTTCTTGACGCTGTATCCGCACAACACCGCAAAGTTCGATTGGGTCACGGACGACCTGTGTCGCTCGCACCAGTCGAATCTCAAACGCAAGGATCCCGCTCACTACGGGCCGCTGTGGCCCGATGTTCCTGACAATCTGCCCTATGTCTGGCCGATTGTTTGAACGGGTTACTAACCTTGCATGTCTACAACCTCAATGGAGAAACAAACCATGAAATATCGTGAACACAACGGCCCTCTGCTGGCCCCCGAGAACTACATCCACCTCTGGAAAGCAGCGTCCAAACCCAAAGCGGAACCCAAGGCCTACGTCTGCCGTGACCTGTGGCGCCGCCTCACTACTGCCCTGCTGGCCGGAGCCAAGCTCCTGATGCTCGCAGCATGTAGCCCGAAGCCTGAACCCCTCGCCCTCGATCCGCTGGATCTGGCTTGGGTTCAGCCCGAATCGGCCCGCGCTGAACGGGCCAAGACCCTTCCCAGAGTGGAAGGCAATCCGTTTCAACTCTAACCCACTAATACTGATATGTTTCCTTGTGAACGATTCCCAGTAACACCCACCCCGAAAGCTACTTCCGGGGCGTTTATCAACAAGGCGGCTTGCCGCAAATACATCATGGACTTTGCCGCCAAGTCCCGACACCACACGTTTACTCGTATAGACCCAGCCATTTACGACGAGTTGAACGGCGTCTTGCGCCGCCACATGGCGACGATTGTCACCCGGAATCCCAGCTTTGGGAAGACCCTGCGATAACCAATTAGGGATTGCGGCGGAGTGGTTTCTTCTCTGGTTAGTATCATCCCCTGTCCAGTAACCGCATAAAAGCTGGACACTTTTCATAACCGTGCTACCTTCCCACCTCATGCAAGTGACGGCAACCGAGCGCACCTTCGGCCTGAAGGTCAGGGTCAAAGTCGGGGGCGATGCGCTCTCGGCTTGGCGCTCGGCGACCAAGTTCACCGACACCTTGTCCACCGACGGGGACGACGACGACTCCGATGCCGGCTGGGCGCTATCCAACGCCAACCGGGCCTACATCTGGCTCAAGTCATGGCCCGAGTCGCGCAAGAAAGGGAACAGCAAGACCCTGACCCACGAGTGCGTCCATGTCGCCATGAGCTTCCTGCGGGACCATGTCCGCGAGGACATCCGTAAAGCCGAGGAGACATGCTGCTACCTAGTGCAGCACTTGGTCGATGAAATCGAACACAAACTTAACCACCGAAAAAAACAATGAACAAAGAAACTTTATGGGGGCTTCTAATCCAGAACAACCCCCGCCTTACCGACGATCCTCATCTGACACCCGAGAGCGCACGGCGCTTTTTCGACATGGTTTGGAACACGGCCTACGGAGCCGGATGCAAGGACATGATCGATCGCCAGCATGAGATTGCGGAGAACAGCGACGAACCCACTCAGCAAGATTTTATCAAGTTCCTTGTGGACGCACTTGAACGACTTACCGATGAAAGCCCGAATCCGAAAAAAAAGAAACACTGACCCCGCTCAGAGCGACGGCGAAATAGCGTGGCGGAAGCGTTACATCGAGCTTTATGACCAGCAGTGCAACGCCTACGACGCGCACCGCTTGTGCCTTGAGGCTATCGACGCAAATGAATCCGAACGCGCTGCCGAGCTGCTTGAAGGGTTGGTCGCCGCTCACGAAGAAGAGGTTCGGCAATTGGTCAAATGAAACGCACTAAACTGCTAATTATAGATAAGTTGTTACATGGCTACTTATAAAGGCAAACAAGTCTCGCTGTATAAGCCCCGCAAAATGAAGGGGATTACCCCGGCTGGTAAAAAGAAATCTGTCTTCGTCCCCGGGAAAAAAGAGGGAACGGCAAAAGTCGTTCACTTTGGGGACTCCTCGATGTCGGACTACACGCAGCACCGAGACAAGAAGCGCCGCGCCAACTTCCATTCGCGGCACAACTGCGCCGACAAAAAGGACAAGACCAAGGCGGGATATTGGGCCTGTAAGAATTTATGGTGAGCTACCCCGATTGGATTTGCTCCGATTGCGGACGCAAGCATGGCAAGCGGCCCGAGGGGAATCCCTACGGCGCGACCTATCACGAAGACACCTGCGGCGTTTGCGGCGAGGTGACCGAAGTGACCGAACCAAGAGACTACGGACATTTGAAAGATGGCTGGGATAAAAATTAAAGCTGACTGGTCGGCCATTCGGCTCGGCTACTTGCAGGGCGAAACCTTTCGGGTTTTGTCCCAGACCTATGGCGTCAAAGAGGCGACCTTGCGGAGTCGGGCGTCCCGCGAAAAGTGGCACGTCCCGCCCAAGCGCGTCCTCACCACGCCCGAGGACAATGCCCTGTCCCTCCAGCGCGCCCACGAACTGTGGCAACAGCGCAAAGAGCGGGTCAAGGAGTCGGAATACAAGATCGCCGAGCGCATCTTGGCCCACGCCGAGACGATGCCGGAGGATCAACTCATCAACAAGGCGGACAAGATCAAGATCGGGGTCGATATCGGCCGGCGGTCCGTCGGCATGGACGTCGAACAGAAGGACGTCAACGCGGTGAACATCGCCATTCTGGGAGACGTGGATGCCGAGTCTCTCAAGGCCATGAGCTACGACGCTCCGGCGGGGCCGATGCCGCTCCCAGAGCCAGATCTGAACCAAGAACCATGAAGCTCGTTCCGCTGCTGATTACGACCGTCTGCTATTTGCTCACGGCCTGGGGATTTTATAAGGACGCCCAGATGGGCCTCTGTTGGGCCTTCCTCGGATATTCAATCGCAAATCTGGGATTTATCTACATCTGCATCTGGGGCAGCCCTTAAACTTTATGTCTGAAAACAACACCGAAACCACTGAAATCGCCAGCATCGAGAAGACGGAATATATTACGTCGCATCTGATGACGCTGGTGGGAAACTACCTCGCCAAGAAAGACCGCTCCGAGTTCGCCGAGTCCGACGAATTGTTGGCTTCGCTCTTCTCGCAACAAGCCATCTTGCTCATGGCCGTCAACGCGGTCCCGCACGATGTCCGTAAGGTTCTGGGAGAGGCCATCGACGCAGAAGTCGTAAAACTTGGCGAAGTTCCTGAAGCGCCCAAGCCGAAGGAAGCGCCATCGAATCTGATCGTCCCAGACCGATTCGAGTCGTGAGCGAGGGCTTTTCTGCGCTGCTTATCCTTCTTGGGACGCTGGCGTTTCTGGCTGCTGTTGCGAGCTACCAGAAGTATTGAGCCAGCACCAAGAGGGAAAGCGGTAACCTTCGCTGGCTTTCTCGGCCACGTCTTGGGGCAGCCACACCTTTGCCCTGAGGTTGCAGCCGCACACGCCGCAGTTGGCAAGGCTGGCGTCCCGCACTGTCTGGCGCGCTCCGATGATCGAGAAGATCGTCGAGGCCAGATTGGTGCAGACGAAGCATCCACTCATCCCCACGTTCAGGGGACAGGACGCGCAGGTGATTGCTCGTCGATTGGCGGTCTCTTCGTCTACCAATCCTTTCTCTCCCAGAGCGGCGCGGACCGCCCCCAGAAAGCGCATGACGTCGTCGATGTTGAATTCCTTTTTTAACCCGACATCGCTGAGCAATTCACTTGCCTCAGAGTCGCGAGCTGCGAGTTCCTCTTCGGACAGAAGCGGCTGGCATCGTCCCAGATCTTGCTTGGCGCAGGTGAAGTTCTCGATGTCCTGGCGCGGGTTGCCGGCGGGCAAATTGTTCGCCGCCCGGTGATCACTCACCTGCCCCACGACGAGGTCGAGGATGTTGTTCTGGAACCGGCACTCGGTCTCCGGCTGGATGTATTGCCACCCCCCTCTGGGAAGAAGCGATGCGTCGTTCCATGCGTAGTTCATTGAATTTCTCTGATTCGATCGGTCAGCCCGCGCTTTTCGGCTTCTCTCACGGCATCGGGACTCGGGACGTAGGGCGGGATTTCTCCGCTCATCACCGCTTCGGTATTGTCTTCGCCGACGCCGACGGCCCGGAGCCGGTCGCGGAAAGCGGTTTGGCTCAGTCCCAGACTGCGAGCCGAGAGATACTTACGATGGTATTTCTTCGCGATACGTTCACGGGCTTCATTCGTCAGACGGAGGGCTTCAGCCACGGCGCCCGGAGCCTGCGTTCCGTTGGACAGGAAGACTCGGTTGAAGAGAGCCGACGCGTCGCGCATCTCACGCATGTAGGCCGACCCAGCGAATCCAGCACTCTGGGACAGATCGACCTCGTTGATCCGCTGTCCGGCAACTACCGCGAGAATTTCGTTGAATGGATCATACGCCCGGCCTGACTCGGTGACTTGGCCGGTGAAAGCTTTATAGATGCGATCCGCGCTTCGAGCAGTTCCAGGGACGAACACATTCCCGACATGGATGCCGACGTTCTTGAGGATGTTTGTCGTCGAGTCCTGCGGATTGTAGATCCTCTGTCCCCGGCTGTCGGTGTTTCGAGCGACATCCATGAGAGACCCCGCCAAGAGCTGCTCACTGGCGAACGGCGATAGGGCCTCTTGAAATGCGCCTGCTGCCGCCTTGCCGAGTCCCGTGGTAATATCTTCGGCTCCGGTGACGGCTCTCCAGAACGCCCAGAGCGGCTTTTTGAGATAGTCATTCGGATCAGCAAAAGACACATCGGCAAAAGATATCTTTCCGTCTTTCCGCCCGAAGAGGAGAAGCTGGTTGTTCTTTTGCCAATCTGGGAGAAACTCGCGCAAGTCTTCTTCGTCGTCGGACGACAGGCCAGCCATCGCCATAAAAGACCCAGCTACCACGGACGGCACCGACAGCGCAGTGGTGAAGCCTGCAACGCGGCGCCAGCCGAGTTTCACCAACTCTGGGTTGCCGGACTTGATCTCGTCGAAAGCCAGCTTCAGCGTATTGACGTTCGTGCGGACGACCTCTGTCGTAAAGGTGATGAACGGCGCGATGACAAGGCCCGGCCCCTTCTTCAACTCCTGCACCCACTCTGGGGCGAGCGAATACGTCCAGTGGATGTCACGGGCGATTTGGGCGGCTTTCTTTTTCAGATCGTCTTCGGCCATTTTAGGGAACGCTTTTCGGTAATTCTCCAGCTCGGAGAAGTAGATGATCGCCTTGAAGATGTTGTCGCCCATGGCGTAAGTGCCTTTCGCGAAGTCCCAGGTTGCGGTGATGGGGCGAGTGAGGTGCTCGAGGAAACCTTCTGGGCCTTTCGTGGACGCGGCCCGCCCCACCGACTGCATGTCGTTGAGTAGATTTTCGACAAGATTCACCGACACCGACTCACCGAAGATGCCGAGTTGAATCAATTCCTCGATGGCGTTTCGAGCTGCCGCCCGATCTTTGTAGTTCTTGAACACGTCTTGGATTGCCAAGCTGTGTCCTTTGCCGATCGCTTTGAGGTTGAAGTTTCCCGTCGAGAGAAGTTTCAGCCACCCCGACAAATAGTTGCGGACTTGCCCCGCTGCCGACCCGACTGTCGCCATCGCCATTGAGAGAGCCGTGCCCTTGGCTGCGATGTTGTAGACTGGGTTCGGCTTCTGGCGTGGGGGGAACATGCGGTAGAGACCTTCGACCATCTCCGAGTTGCCGTACATTCCGGCCAGCGGCGACAACCGCTCATTGCCCTCGGTCGCGATTTTGACATAGCCGACCGGGCGGTCTTCCCCATTGTCGCGCAGCCAACCCTCGGACAATCCCAGTTCGCGGAATTCGGTGAGGAACTTGTGGTTGTGGACGAGGCTGGTCAGCTTCATCACTGTTTTTCCATACGACGTTTCGGGGTCGTCGTTGACGCCCCAGAGTCGCTGGATCTCCGGCGCGATGACACCCCTTTTGGTCAAGATCGAGAGATTCTTCTGACCCGGAATCCGACCGGACAGGACTTCGAGCGACGGCGAAGATTTATAGACCGCGAGAAAACTCTCGAGCACGTTGTCCACATTCGCTGCTGACAATCCCTTAGCCGCCTGCCGATCAGCTTCGGCGCGTCCCAGGACTTGCCCTTTGGCGGCGGCTTCTTCGATCAGGCTATCCGCGTTGTCTTTGACGAGCTGACGCCTAATGAACCGACGGGCGTCGGCCATGACTTTGGTGTTCTTGCGAATCTGCTGCACCCACTTGTCCTTGAGATCGAAGATCGAGTAGCTGCGGTTGAGGTAAATGCCGAGGTTCTCGTCCACCGCCAGCTTCATGTCGCCGCCGACCATGTCGGACACTTTCTCTTGAAGCACCATGAGGTGCTCGTTCATCTCCCGGACAGTCTTCTTGATCGCTCTGGGTAGGGACTTCAGGGCGGCCTGTTGCTTGACCCGGAAGGCGGCCCGATTAAGGCGGAGGTATACCATCCGCTTCTCGCTGGCGGCCTTGGGATCGGTCAGCCGGATACGAGCGATGTCGTTGAGCTGGTCTTCGGTGAACGGGTTTTCCAAGTTACCTAGAGCCGTGGTGATCGTAGCCCGATTTACCCGGACACCGGCGTTGGCCGCCTCGCGGAGCTGGCGTCCCAGAATGCGAAGCAAGTCGTCCGCTCGGCTGGCATCGGCTTTTTGATTAAACTGCGAATCGAGGAGAAGCTGGTAGCCCCGGCGATCCATGTCACGGGTCACGGCGGTAAAAGATTTCTCGCGAACGTAGTTGCCCGGGCCAGTCGGGATGACCTCGTCCCGGAACACACCGCCGAGGGAGAAGAACGTTTGCTCGGCTGCTGGATTGTTGTAATCCCAATATACTCCCGCCGCCATCACACCTCCGGTTGCGGGTTTCACCGCGCCCTCGATGACGTCTCCATCTTCGTCACGTTTCGGAGACGCTGCCGCAACGAACTCCTCGCGGGTCATCGTCGCCACCGCTGCGGCAACGTCTAGGCTAGGCGCATCAGTAGCGACCGCTTTAGTGCGCGGCGCGGCTGTTTTTGCGGCGGCCTTGGCCTTCGGTTCGGCCTTGGCCTTAGTCGTCGCTTTAGCTTCCGGTTTCGGTTCAGGCTTCGGTTCAGGCGTAGGCTCAGGAGTCGTGGCCTTTTCTTTCTTGGCTTTGGATTTGGATTTTGGCTTCGGAGGCTCTGGCTCTGGGTCGGGATCTGTGTCCGCGTTAGTGTCGGTCTCTTCAGGCTTCGCTGCCGCTTCGGCTGCTGCCGCTTGTTCGGCGGCCAACGCGGCTGCTGCCGCCGCTTGTTCGGCTTCCGCTTGCTCGGCTGCCGCTTGTTCGGCGGCCAATGCCTGTTCAGCGTCCACTTGCTCGGCAACTACCAACTCGGCTTCCAGCTTTTGAATGTCTCGCTGAAGCTCGTTCCTAGGGCCGTAATTCTCGATGCTCCGCATCCCAGGCTGCGAGCCGTAGTTGAATGCGCCGAGAACGTCGTTGAGCGCCTGGAGGTCCCGCCGCTTCGACGCGAGTTCGGAGCTTACCTCCGCGAGAGGACGGGCTTCGATTGCTGGGGCTGGGGCCGGAGCCGGAGCCGCTTGATCGGCGCGACGTTGCCCCCTCGTAAATTCAGGGAACTTAACCTGATTCGGCTCTGGGACGGGGTTCGGAATAACCATGAGCCAACGCGCTTCGGCTGCGGCCTTCGCACGGACATCCCGTTCAGCCGGCCACTCAGCGGCAATACGATTGCGGTCTTCGGCTGTCCCGGCCAAATCACGGGCTTCGATCTGTTCCTCGATAAACTGTTGCTGGGCCACGAGAGCGGCCATCTCGTCAACCATCCGGCTGCGGATCAACTCTGGGGCGGCGTCGCCGTCTACGCTGGCGAAGTTCAGGCGCCATGAATCACTGAAGCCTTCAGCAAGAGGCGAGTTCCGATCGACTTGAACCCCGGTGATTAGAGTCACAACGGCGTTCCAGACGTCCTTGATCGCGTCCATGAAGTTCCGCGATGTGCCGTCGGCCTTTCCAAATCCCAGTTCCGCGAGGCGCTTTGCCACCTCGGGGTTGTGCGTAACATCGACGACGAATTCTTCGAGGCTTACGAGCGCCGCCAACGGCTGGTTCGATTCCGCTGCGGCTGCTTCCGCGAGCTGGTCGGTGATAATTTGCACATCCGCGCCGGACAGATTCTTCGGAACATCGAGGCCCCGGGACCGGGCTTCGGCGAGGATCGCTTTGCTACGGAGGGTTTCGAGGCGGGCGATTGCGCTTCGTTCGGCAGGGTTCAGTTCGACTTCGCCACTGAGCTTCGCGCTGACTGCGACGTGCGACAGTTCGTGAAGCAAGGTGTCAATGATCCCCTCTGCACGATTGGTGTGGTTTCCAGTAGAGTTTAGGTACACCGAGTATGCGCCGTTTGCGTCCACCGAAGCGCGCCCAGACCAGATTACAGAATTTGACTTAGCGATGTCCCGCGTGACTTCGTCGAGGAGCGTTTGCCGCTGTTCGGGATCGGTTTCGTCGATGGGAATTTGCCGCTTTTTGCCGTCCAGCGTGACGACGTAGTTTCCGTCTTTGACAGCCAATCGCTTCTCGACTTCTTCCAACGTAATAGGCCGAGCGGCGTAGTTGCGGCCGAATCCTGCTATCTGCAAGCTGACGTTGTCGTTCCAGTTCAGTCGGCTGTTCAGCTTCAGGAAAGCCTGCGCCGCCGCACGCGACTTCGCGTTGACTTTCGGGTCGGCGGCGACGGTCTTGAGAAACGTGTCGATGTCCTTGAACGCGTTGGCCTTGATCAAGTCCCTCATGTTCTTCCGAGCGAGCTGCACTTGGCGCGGGGTATTGCTTCTGGCCTTCTGGGTGCGGCCCATGCCGAGAAGCAGATCCGTGCTGCTCTGGGTGATGAGCATGTCCGCGATCGGCTGCATCGTCTGGCCTATCACGTTGCCGCCGGCCGCCAGCGTATTTTCTGAGGACTTGCCGTCCGTTTCGATGGCCGACGCGATGCGGTCAATCTCGTCGTCCGTATAACCCTTGAGGTCATCGGCCTTGAGGCCGGAGTATCCCGCGACGTAAGTCCGGGCTGCGTTCCGCGCTATCCGTCGGACGGTGCGGTTGAGAAGACGAGTTCGTGCGCGAGGTCGCTGAGTCGCGTCAGCGGGTCTTCCTGAAACGCCCCCGGGTCCGTCAGCATCAGGTCCGGCAGGGCTCCGTAGTCCCCCTTCAGCATCCGGTTCAACATTTTGTCCCCCAAGCGACTGGCTAACTCGGGGTGATTCTCCAGAAGTACCACCGCCATCAGCCGACAAGCCACGTCCGGATACTCCGCTAGGAGTTCTGCGCGCGAGCGAGCGCGCGGCTCCGCCTTGCTTGGCCCAGTCGAGGAGTTCTCGTCGTTCAAGGAGTTTTTCTGCGGCTGGGGACGGCTGGTAACTGGCGGCGTCAATGTAGTTTTCTCGTTCTGCATAAAGTTTATTATAGCTGATTTCACTCCGAAGATAACTAAGTATTTCCTCTAGGCGCGGGTTGGTAGAGACAACGTCTTCGACCGATCCACCTTCTTTGACCGCTTTTTCAGCCGCGTCGATCTTACGCGGTATGCGGCGTCCCTCGCCGTCCTCGTCTTGATACCAGATGCGTCCTTGCTCTGGACCGTAATCAAACGCGTCGAGTAGAATTTCTCGGTCTTCAGGGCTAAGCGCCTTGACTAGCTCCAGCTCCTCGCCCTCCAGGCGGAAGTTGACGCGTCCCAGATCGGGGCCGTCATCCTCGCTTTCCAGATCTGGCGCGTCGTCGCTTTCCAGATCTCGCATCTCGTCTTCTGGATTTTGGTAAGCCCGACCGCGTGTCGGCGCCTCATTGCTTTTGGTTTGCAGCCGTGCGTCGGCTTCTCCAGCTCCAGTCCCAGCTTTAGCCTGCAACGACTCGGTGCGGATTTTGTTAGCCCGTGCTGTCACTACCTGTTTCCGCGCCGCGTCCGCCGCCTTTTTAGCCGTTTCAAACGGGTCGTATTGGGCGTACGCGTCTCGTGCGATGGTTGCCAGCCGGTTGACGAACCGGTCTTCCGCCCGCTGTTGCTCTTTGGTCTGACCTTCGGGTCTGGGACGATCCGCCAGGGCTTTGACTACTGCGGTAAAATCTTTTGTCCCCAGCGCGCTGCTCTTGGCGGCTTTGCCGCGTTCTTTACGTTGGTTTTTGTATCCGGACTCTTTCTCAATACGATCCAGAGTGGCGTTAAGTTTTTTAGCTGCTTGCTCTGCTTTCGCCGGGTCTTTGCCCGACAAGAAACGAAGTTCCGCGCCGATACGTTCTCTCGCTGTGTCGATGTCCGCCAGATCGTCTTCCGTGATCCGAAGGCCCGCGCTGTTTGCGTCGAGGCGCACCGCTTCGATAGCTTCGCGAGAAAGCCTTTGCGGGGCGGATTTCTGCATCCGGGTTTTCTGGGCTTCGGCCAGGGCGGCGACGAATTGCCGCGCCAGCCGGATTTGGTCTGCTTCGGGAAGGCTGCTCGGCCTCCGGGGGTTGTCGCGCACCGCATTGAGGAAGGCTTCGGTCGCCGAGTTGACTGCTTTTTGGCGAGCTGTCGCGGCCACCTCTTCAGCTTCGGTTCCCGTCAACCCTTGCTCGGCCCCGACTGTTTCGTAGACGGTGTCTTCGTTGGTGAACGTATCGGCCCGGAAAAGTCCCGGCAGGACGGCGTCTAGTCCACCGATCGTGATTTGCTCCCGGAGCAGTTGCAAAGGCCGGGGAAGCGCTTTGACCGCCGCTTGCATTTCTCTCGTTGATTCGGCTTCGGCACGTCGGCTTTTGAGTCGCGTTTCGTCGGAGTCTATCGAGCGCCCCAGATCCGATTGGTAGACCTTATTGAACGCGCCGAGTCCTTTTAACTCAGTGTTAAACCTCTTCGGACGATACGCTTTAGACTTGCGCTGCGCTTCCAACCGCTTCTCCTCGAAGTCGAAAGGAAGGACATCGAGCTGGCTCTGTAGTTCGGCAACCGAGCGTTCAGATTTCCTGACCTTGTCTTGGGTCTCTGGATTGTCGATTAGGTTTAAGCGCGTCGAGTTCAACGACCGGAGACGCTGCTCTAGAGAACGGATCTCATCCGTGAAAAGCTGCAACCGAGACTTGGCGTCGCCGCGACGACCCCGGAACGAAGGCAACGATTTGGAAATTTGGCTGAGTTCTTCGCGGTATTGATCTCTCGTCGATTTCAGCTTTGCGAGCCGTTCTTCTTCGCGCTGAAGTTTAATCTGATCGTCGTAGCGCGCAGCGTCACTTTCGAGACCTCCCTGTTTTCCAGGCGTTCTAACCAACCGCCTCAAGCGATTGACGCTTGCTTCCCGCTCCTGGAGCGAGGGGGCCTGCTGGTTCAGAAGCTCGCGAAGTTTATCGCGCCGCGCCAGAAGCTTTGGCTCCCGTTTCACCGCATCGGCTTTGGTTTTCAGGCCGTCCAGCTCGGCGGACGTTTCTTCAATTTCTTTGTCGAGCTGCTCACGCTTGGCTTTAGCGTTGGCGTTTTGATCGACTAACGCATTGAAATCCGTCCGCGCCCCTTCTCGGGCAAGCATGGCTTCCCGCAAGGCCGCTTCGAGTTCTTGCTTACGCGCTGCTTCTTGGCGGTCTAGCTCGCCCATCCGATCGCGGTCGGCTTCTTGGATTCTCCACTGAGATTCCCGCCACGCTTCGTCTTTGCGCTGGTCAATCGGCGAGATCGAAAAGGCAAGCGGGTCTTGGGCCAGAACCGGCATTCCGTCCGGAGCAAACTGCCCTTCACTAGCCCGGGAGCCTTTGGTTTTGGCTGGCTTAGAGCCTTGGCTGATTTGATAAGGTGCGGACTTGCCGTCCGTCCCATACCAATCGACGGCTGTGAACACTGGCTGCCAGACGCCACGGAAAAGTCGGTTTTCGATCCGCGCAGTCGGGTCGTTCTTGAACATCTCGACCAGCTCCGGCGTCGCACGAACCACGTCGCCGCGATTCATGCCACGGGCGACTTCCGTTTTGACTCGGTTTTTCGCCCTTTCGTAGTTCGCCTTATCGAGGTTGAATTGGCTGTTGGCGGCTTTGAATTCAGCGTCAGCTTGCGCCGCTTGGGTCTCATACTCCTCCCGGGCTTGCCGTTCGAGTGCGACGACCTCGTCATCTACCCGTTGACGCGCCAACGAAGGGGCGTCCGCCAGCACCGCGTCGATTTGCTTGGGAGTGCGCGGGGCCGATTGCATCACTCCGCGCTCGTCGGTGAAGAACGTTGGAACGTAAGCCTTGGCTCGTTCTTCTTCCAAGTAGCGGGCATACACCGCCTCTCGCTGCTCCGGAGACATCGGAGTCGGGCGAGGAATCTGTTTACGCACCGGACGGACGGGAGCGGCTTCCGGCGCGTCGATCATCAAAGTCAACCGCGCTTTGACGGGGCGCCCCCGATTCCAGAGAGGTCCGCCGCTTGCCGCTGCGCCTTGAGCCAAGCCCTCGGCCACCTGCCGCTGGATGCGCTGATCACCAGCCTCACTGACTTGTTTCGGGCGATCTCCCAGAGCTGCCAACCGCTGCTCCAACTCCTGCGCCTTTGCCGAGAGCGCGGACCGCTCTTCTACGCTGAGGCGTCCGGCTAAGTTTTGTTTTACGACTTCTACGACTTTTCCGGTTTGGTCTTTTACTGGACGGACTCGCGCATCGTTCGCAGCGACATCAGATTTAGAGGTCAAAGCCCCTCGGTCAGACAGCAAAAGGCGTTGGCGAACCTCGTTCAGTTCTTTGCCGATGGCTTCTCGCTCGGCCTGAGTTTCCGGCGTTTCTTGTACAGATTGCTGTCCAAGTCCGTCTTGGGTCTCGACGACGCCCGACGGCGCTGAGGGAGCGTCGCTCCCGAAGATATACTCGACTTTGTAGGTCAGCCCCCGATCAGCACCGGTTCCATCGGTCACTGTCATCGTTGGCGGCAGCGCGATCGGCGCATTCGGGTCGTCTTCTGGGACAACCGAAGCACCGAAGACTTCGCTGAGTTCAGCCGGCGTATTCGCGGCGTTGAGCTTCTGGTTAAATTCTTCGGTCAACGTAGCCGGCGCTTCGTCTACGATGCGGTTGCCGACCCGGGAGAACTGACTGGGCTTCAGCTCGAAACGCTCTTTGGTGTCGGCGTCTTGGAATACGGCGTTTCCGTTTTTACGGCGGCCAATCAACTGGGCGTTACGGAGCGTTCCGGCCTCTAAGATCGAAACCTCGGTTCCAGCCGCTGCCATCTCACCGGTCTGATCGGTGAGAACACTGCCCTGCCAATTCTTCGCGGCTTCGGCCCGTTGAGCTTCTTGTTGCTCCCGCGCCTGCCGCAGGTTGCTGACAAACGTGGCTTTTGAAACCGGCCCAATTACGTTGCGGAGCCAAGAACGATTGTCCCGAGGGACACTGGCACTAAACGGCGCAAGTCGTTTCCGAAGCGCCTCGACCGCCACCTTTTTCTGCGCGGCTTCTTCGTCGGCCAGAGTTTGGGTTGTAAGCTCTTCTTCGAGACGTGCGATCTCCGCCTCGGTGTCCCGCGCATCGGCTTCGGTGAAATTGAAAGGAACGCCGTCTGAACCAAGAATCACGAAGCCCTGATCCCCGCCCATGTAAGCGCCGTCGGCGTCGGTATCTTCTGAGCGTTCGGAGATCGCAGCCGCGCTTCCGGTTTGCGGAGCGAGCGGCTCGGTTCCTTCGACGGCCACGCCTCCGAGGTCGCCTTCTTCCCGCTGGCTCTTGAAGTATTCGATTTTCTCAGCGAGTGCGGCTCCTTCTCTGGTCGTAGCATCAAGCGGGGCGACGCGGGCTCCACCAAGACCCACGGCCATCCCTACTCCGCCCTGAAACTCGGCCTCTGGATCGATGGCGGCCCAGCCATTCGAGGCTGGGAACGCGGCTTCGAGTCCGGCGTTGTATCGAAATTGGCGGCCGTCTAGCTCAATGGGATCTGACCAGTCTCCCAGAATCTCTTGCGGCGGCTGCGGCGCAGTGGGCGCCTCTTCAGTTTCGTCGGGATCGACTGCTAGATCGTCAAGCGCGGCTTTGGTGCGGGGAGCAATGTTCTCCAAAACCCCACCGCCACCGCCAAGCATACCGCCGATTGTGGCGCCAGCCGCTGCCGCGATCATACGCTCCCTCCCCGCCCCAGGAGCGTTCAGCCGCTCTTCGATAGTCTGGTTCGGGTCGGCCATGCCGACGGCCGCCTGTTCGAGGCCGGTCTGGAGATACTCGGTCGTGCCCTCCAAGGCCGAACCGATGGCTGCTCCTTTGGTCGCTCCAGCGGCAACGCGCCCAGGGAACTTCAAATTCAGCGGCTTGCTTTCGACGCCAAACATCTTGTTGACGCCCGGAATCTTTGAAGCCACGAATCCCTCAAACAAAGTATCCAGCGCGGCGCCGGGGACCGATGTGGCGAGAGCCGCTGTGACTGCTTCGCTGCCACCCTCACCGGTCTCATCCCGAATCTGGCCGTAGGTCCCGCCGGAAATCTGTCCCAGATTGGCGAGGTACGCGCCCGTCATGGCGCCGTAGCGGGTTCCGCTGGAAACGGCCCCCTGAACTCCCCGCGCAGCATCATCGACAGTCCCCGCAAGTCCACGGGCGGTTCCTTCGGCGGCCTTGGCCCCCACCGAACGGGTCAGGAGGCCCTGGGTAATCTCTTCGGCGACCTTGCGCTCGGCTTCGTCGGCCACTTCTCCGGCGGCCCGACGCTTGGCGATCTGGTTGATGACCATCCGCTTGGCGAGCGATTTACCGACCGCGCCGCCGACGCCGCCTCCCAGAATCGAGGTCAAGAGCTGGGGGATCTGTTCGCCGAGGAGGCCGACGGCATAGCGGCCGGCATCACCCAAGTCTTCGATATCTTCAAAAGGATCCTGCACCGAAGCGGCCTGCGTGGCCGCCTCTTCCATGGCCCGACGATAATTGTCGTAGCCCCAATCGGCGCCCCGCTCGATACCCAGTCCGTCGGCGGCCAACCCCAAAAAGCCGTAAGCCAGCCCTTCGAGCTGGTCCCCGCCCCGGCTCAATCCGACAGAGAACTCTTCTCCCAGAGTGCGTTCGGGGGTAAGGCGGACGCCCCCTTTCATAATATCCCGAATAAACCCCGAGCTTGCCTCCTCGGCCGTTGCCGACTGAGCGCGCCGCTGGGCCGATCGTTCGCGGAATCCAGCCGCTACCGATTCGGCCGACTCCGGCTCAGGAATTTCGACCGGCTCCGGCGTTCCGAGGCTTCCAAAGTTAGCCGCCGCCGCTCTGGGACGAGCTAAGGTCAGCGTAGAATCGTTTTCTTCCTCGAGGTCGTCGTACCAAGCCATTGCTAAAAGTAGCGGTTGTCAGGTTATGATGCAACTGCCTGAAACTCGATTAAAGTTTACCGAGTTGGGCGCGAAGTTGCTTCAGCTCGGAATCGATGCGGCTCCATTGTTTTTTCGCCGACTTATAGTCCGGTCGTCCGTCGGCTCCCGGTAAAGGAACGATCGCCGCCTGATCTTTTGTAAGCTGGGCTATTTGGAACTCGATGCTTGCGCGTTTACCGGACTTTGCTTGCTGAGCCTTCGCGCTGCCCGCCCGTGCGCTCAGATTTTCGCTCAAATCTTTGTACCTCCGGTCGGCGGCTTCTCGGGTCGAGGCGTCAACCGCATCCATATTTTCTGCCGTGAACGGATTCGGTTTGGCGACGTTGGCGGGTTCGGCTGCGGGCGCTGTTGCTGTGGCTGCGGGCGCAATCTGCTTCGCCTTTACTTTTTCGAGAACCTCGGCCAAAGGTATCGCGGCTCCCCCTTTCACCACAAACATCTGTTTGTATACGTCGGGATACGATCGAGCCGCATCGAGGATTTCCTCTTCAGCGGCTGCATCCGAAAGCCCGTCCAATGAAATCGCGTAGCCGCTTTGAGTAAGCCTTGGGACGAGAGCCCTCAGCTCTGCGCGGGCCTTATCTTGTGTTGCCGCGTCAGGTGAGGACATCGTCTTTTGGTATGCGGCGAGGGCCACTTGTTGATCGGAGATCTGGGGCGCGCCCGATGCTTCGAGGAGCCGTCGGTCTGCTTCATCCATCAAAAGCTGAGCCCGGGTTTCTTCGCCACGTCCGCTCAAAACTGCCGCCTGAGCCCGTAGGACCTCTGCATTGTTTTTAGCCAACTCAAGCGCCTTTGAAGGATCCACCACGTCGGCCTTTACTAGTCCCATGTCTACCGCCACCTGTTGCTCTGCCCGCTTTTGCGCGGCCAGTGTGACGTAGTCGATTGCGCCCGACCATCCGCCGCGCCCGCCAGAATCGCGGTGATACTTTTCGACTTCGGTGACAAGCGTGGGATCCATTTTTGACAACGCGTCGAACTCAACCGCCCCCATGCCGAGGTCCGAAGCTGCGTTGTTAATGAACTGCTGCGCGACCAAACTTTCCGCGCCTTTTAGACGACCCAGTTGGCGACGATCGCTGGCTTCCATCTGCCGGCTCTTTAGCACCGTAGACGCTTGCCGATAGTCATCGAGTAAGCCGCGCAATGGAGAGGTGGTCGGCTCGGTGGCTGCTTGGGGTTCTGGCTCCGGCGCGTTGAACTCAGTAAACGGATTGGTCGATTTTCCGCCCCGGGTTTGTAGCGTGTTTGCGGCCGAGGCCACGACGGCGTCTTTCTCTTCAGGTGAATATGTCTTGCTGGATTCCACGGCGCTCCCGCCGGAGCCGATAGGGGCCAACTCCTCGCCTGGAGGAGGCCCGCCATTGTAGTCAGCCATTCTCGCATCAAAGCTGTCGAGGGGGTTGGGTTTCCGCGATTGGCCGAAAGTATTCATGAGCGGGTTTCCAGAAGAAGATGAATCCAGCCGTAACGGCGCGCCGGAATCCAAATCAAAACTTTGCTGCGGCTCTTCGGCGACCGGAAGTTTATCAAGGCCAATGGAAGCGGGTTTTGGTTCAGACGTTGACGCGCTAGAAGCCCGACGGAAAACGCGGTTATAGAGCGCTGGATCCCCTAGAAGGCCTTCGAGCGAACCTCCAGCTTCGAGCGCCCCGAGGCGTTCCTCGTTAATGCTGGTAGCCTCTGCCCTCTGGCGTTCAGCTAGTGCGGTGCGATATCCAATGTCCGCCTGAAGGTTCGCAATCTCTAGTTGCGCTTTCTTGGCGATGTACGGCATCGCCTCCCGCTTGATGGCGTTGTCGATCGTCGACTCCTCTTGGCGTCGCTGCTCCTCTTGCTGCATGAGCTTAGTGCGACGGACGTCGTTAAACGCCGCGATGCCCACTCCGATGGGGTTCCAGTCCCATGGAGGTGCTGTGCTGATTGGTGCGAATGCTGCTCCTGCCATAATGTTAAATATAACTGAATGATTTATTTCCAACCCCATACTTACCGGCTGGAGTGTAATAATACTGACCGACACCCCACCGCGACATCTCAGAAGGGTCTTTGCCCCACGCTTTAGCTGCGCCGGTAGCCGATCCATAAAAACCTGAATTACGGTCTAAGCCTCCCGTCACCATCGAGCTTAACGAGCTTCCGACACCTAGGATATCGTTGAAGCTAAAGCGACTTTGGGGTGCCGAGAAGCTCCTGCTGTAGTCTCCGCCGCCTCCACTCCCGCCAAGCGATCCCCCAAGGCTCGCCCCTAATGAAGCACCTGCGGCAGTGCCTAACCCAGGGGCCACGAAAGTGCCTACTAAACCCCCTGCGACAGCTCCGCCGAGTGACGCGATAGAAGATAGCCCCGCTGCGTATTGCCGGTTCTTGTCCGCTTCTACTTGAAGTTGATTTTGCCAAGACGTGTTGTTGATGCTCTGTCTCCAGTCCCCCCACGTTGTAGCAGCCGCGACAGACTGTCTTGACGCGGAGTCGTACGCAGAGGTCTGCATGGCGCCGCTTTTTAGTATCGCGTCTAGCCCGCCCAAGTATCGTGTCTTGCCCATGTCGCTTTGCGACACAAGAACATCCCGTGCGACGCCTTGCCGGGCCCCTAAAATTGTATTCAAGCCAGTCTGTTGATTCCGAACGTATGCTTGTTGCGCTCCAAATATATTTTCGTTGTTTCGCTGGTTTATTGTTAGCGCGTCTTTACTGCTTATCCCCAGGTAGTCACTGGCCTGCGCTGCCGTGGTTTGCAATCCGGATACTTGGGTGTCGTAGATAAGTTTCGCCCAATTCTGGGCGCTTTGGTCTGCCTGCATCGCAAGATCCAGCGAAGTGAGGCCTAAGTTACGAGCGGCCAACGCCGATCCCGCTTGGCTTCCAGCCCCAAGTCCTCCCTGAAGAGCCCCGTACGCGCTTTGCCGTTGCACGGAAGCCATCACGTCGGCGGGCAAACGCCCTTGTAACATCTCAAGGTTGTTCCGGCTAATCTGCTCTTGCTGAGCTAACTGATACGGGTTTGCCCGGTCGATCATGCTTTGCCGAGTACGGAACGCAGACTCCGTCAACTTGTCGGCAAAACTAATAAAATTGTCTGCATTCTTTAGGTTGAAATCGACTGCCTCTTGGCCTGAGCGCGTAACAAGGCCCTCTGAACGAGTTTTGTATTCGTCGATATAGCCTTTCTCTTCTGCGTAGAGTGCCGGCAGCGCGTCTCGAAAAGACGCGATGGCATCTTGCATCGATGTAGAATATTCGGTGTTGGCGGACTCGATAAGAGAGCGGTAGTCACCAGCTCTTTCTTGCTCTAGCGTAACAACCTCCTTGGCCGCAGCGATACTTTTATCGACGTACGCTTTGATCGCGGCCATCGATTTCCCGTACGCATCGTCCGCAAGCTGAATTCCTTTTTGCTCCCGTTCCCGGTTCACCTTCCCCGGATCGCCTTTGCTGCCGCCCATGCTCATGCGGCCTCCTTCCCGATCCACTCAATTGGATCGTCATTCGCGGTGAAGAATTTCCACATTTCAAGGCTCGACTCCCGGGCGGCTTCGGGGCCTCGAAGGATCATCACGATCATCGGAGCCATCAGGAGATGGACGTCCCGGAGCGTCAACGCATAGGCGCGACCCCTCGGCCCTTCGCGCTCCAGTTCCACCGAATCCCGCCAAGCGATGATGGCTTGGAAAATTAGCGGCATCAGCTTCGCTTTGTGCGCGTTGAAAAACTCGTTGGTCGGCAGCTCGACCAAAGCACCCCAGAAGGTCAGGTCGATTTCTTCGCGGGGCGGCAGTTCGTCGCCATCGACGAGGGCGTCCCAGAGTTCGGAGATGGCACCAAGCGTCGTGATGAAATCAAGGGCGCTTTGATTGCCGTCAAACCAAGCCAAGAGCTTGGCGTCTCGGGCGTCTCTCCATTCAGGTGAATCGTAGATCATGGGTTAGCAGGTTATTATATCACCGCATGAAGCGGACTGCACGTCGGATGGGCGGCTGCCCCGTGAAGTTCTGCTGTGCGAGCTGGGTGGCGAGCATTTGGGTGGCCTTCTCCATATGGGCCGCGATCTGGTCTCCTCCCAGAAGAAACCCCTTGGCGGCCTCGAAGACGGCGGCAAAGTTCCGCAGATACATCTTCTCGTTGTCTGAAGCATGAGGCATGAAGCGCCGCTTCCCGAGGATACGGACCACGGGGACTGTGTCGGGCAGAGTGATGAAGTATTTGCGCTTGAGCTTGTTGCCGTCAGCGGGGTCAGGAGCCTCGCCGCGATCGACTGCGCCTTGCATCCAAGTGTAGTCGTCCCCGCGATAGCCAGGGCCGCCGCGCAGCCATTCGGAGTACCTATCATGGACGGCACGGGGATTGTTATCGAAGGACATGAAAAGGATCGTCTCGATCTCCTGGGGCAGGAAAAACTCGCCCGTCGCGGTGACGTTGAGCGCGTAAGTGTCCACGCTGCCGACCCACTTGCCGGTGAGCATGAGCTGCTCTTCGGCGGTGTTGATGAACCGCTTCACAGCAGCGTCGGAAAGCCGATACGCTTCGGGGAGTTCCAGCCCTGCCCGGCCCCAGTGGTAACCGAACGTGTCCGGAGCAGAGGCCGACAACTGCTGCCGCTTGGCGCGGCGGGTTTCTTCGATGTCGGCCACAATGTCGCGTTCGACCAGAGCAAGGGCCGATGCCTTTATGGCTCCGGCGGCGTCGGCATACTTGGAATCATCGTCACGACCATTGACGACAACTACCGATCCAGACGGGGAGTTGTTCTTGCGCGTCATGGCAGCCGGGACCAAGTAGCTCTCGATCATCAGCTTTTTCTGCTCGTACGTCACGGGAGGACGCGGGCCGCTGTAATCTTCGCGCCGTTGGAGGAACGCTTGGTGAGAACGAATTTCTGTGACGGCTTGATCGGCCAACGTCTGCATCCTCGAAGTGGGGATCTGCAATCCTCCGGCGATTTCGTTGTGGAGGCGCCCGATTTCTCCGGTCGCATCGCGCCGAGCTTCTTCAACGCTGCGAACGAGATTCCTTTCCACGAGAGCAAAGGCTTCTTGCTTAAAGGCCGCAGCGGCATCGGCTTGCCCCCGGGACGTGGCAACATAGGATTCGACGAGCTTCTTGCGGATCTCGTCGTCGAACGTTGTGGGTGCGGTCGCTTTGTAATCTTCGCGACGGGCCAAGAAGTTAAAGTGCGCGGTGGCTTCGGTGTTGGCCGTTGTCAGGTAGGTGTCAATTCGCGCCGTAGGGATCTTCACGCCGTCAGGCAGCTCATTGTGCAGCCGCCCTGCGAAGGTCAGCACAGCGCGACGAGACGCTTCTACCGCAGTCATCAGGTCTCGCTCGATAAATTCGAAGGCTTCCTGTTTGAGTTTGGTGGCTACGTCGGGAGCGGCTTGAGCGGTAGCAAGGTAGGACTCGACCAGTTTCTTGCGAATCTCAAACGTAGGGAATGAACCGGGAACTGTCGCGTTGTAGTCCTCTCGTTTTGCCAAAAAATTGTAATGCGCGGTGGCTTCCGTCGTGGCCGTAGACAAGTAAGTCGTAAGTCTTGCCGTCGGGATTTTTACGCCGTCAGGCAACTCGTTGTGTAAACGGGTTTCATCCGGACTTCCGGCAACGTTACGGCGAGTCTCTTCTACTTGAGTCATCAAGTTGCGTTCGATCAGCTCAAACGCCGTCTGCTTCAACTGACTGGCAATGTCGGGCGCCCCTTGGGCAACAGCGATACATGCTTCAACAAGCTTTTTGCGGATCTCAAACGGGAAAGTCGGCGCGGTCGCGTTGTAGTCTTCTCGACGGGCCAAGAAATTGAAGTGATCTGTAGCTTCGGTTACCGCCTGGGACAAATACGCGGCAAGGCGAGTAGTCGGGTATTTGAGCCCCTCGGGAAGTTCGTTGTGCAGTTTGGCGACGTCTGCGTCAGCCGTATACTCGCGGCGGGCTTTTTCCACCTGCGCCATCAGGTTGCGTTCGATTAGCGAAAACGCCTCGGATTTAAGACTCGCGCTCAAATCAACGACTTTGTCGTTTCCTGCCGTTGCGGTGCCTCGCGCCGTGGCGAGGTACGATTCGACGAGCTTCTTGCGAATTTCAAAAGGAAACGGGTTGGGCAGAGTGCCGGTGGAGTAGTCCTCGCGGCGGGATAGAAAGTTCCAATGGGCCGTCGCGTCCAAGACCGCTTGATTCATGTAGTCTACGATGCGCGCAGTCATCACTTTGACGCCATCGGGTAGTTCGTTGTGCAATTGCCCAATCTCGCCAGGTTGGTCGCGCCGATTAGCTTCAACCCTTGCCATTAGATCGCGCTCGATCAACGAAGCAGCTTCTTGCTTCAAGGCGGTTGCAACTTCGGCCTGCCCGCCAGCGGTCGCGATATACGCTTCGACTAGTTTCTTTTTGATCTCAAAAGGAAACGACGGAAACGGCGGGTCGGTTTCTCTGTAGTCTTCGCGGCGCGCGAAGAAAGCCCACTGAGCGGCAGCGTCGGTCCCCGCTTGAGACAAATAGGTTTCAAGCCGACCGGTCTTAAACCGAGTTCCGCCGGGCAGCTCATTGTGCAAGCGGCCAGCTTCGCCGGGAGAACCTTTACGTTCCGCCTCGACCAAAGCCATCACGTTGCGCTGGATCAACTCGAATGCCTGCGTTTTGATCGCGCCACCGTCGGCTCCATTGTCGGTCATCAACAAAGACAGCGTCAGGAGGCGGATGACTTCTCCCGGTAGCGCGGCTGGAAATGAAGTGGCGTCGCTGGAGAGCGCGATAAACGTCAGCGGGACACGATCAAATTCCTCCGACCGAGCAATGAAGTTGTGGTGGTCTATCGCCTGTTGGTATGCCTGATTAAGGTAAGACCGAATACGGGTCGCGGTAAGCCGATACTTAGAAACGGTCTCAAGCCCAACTCGCCCGACCATGCCGCCGAACGTGTTTTGGCTACCCAGGGCCAAAGTTTGAAACGCAGCCTTACGCTCGCGGTCCACTGTGGCGGTGATTTTGCGCTCGATATACGAGTAAGCTTTTTGCTCCAGAACAGCCGCCCGCTCTAAGTCGTTGTTCTCTTCGCGCCATAGCGCGAGGATCATGCTCTTGGTCGCGTCCGGCTCGTCGAGAATCAAGAAGCCGGTAAGTGGATTGCCGGTCGTGCCACCAGCTTGCCAGATAAGCTCGGTACGCTCTGCCTCTTCCTGCCGAGAGACAAAATTAAAATGATCAATCAGACGACGTTGCGCTTCGTTTATTCGGCTGTCGATGCGGGCAGAATTGCTCGTGGCTACGCCATTATCGACGTAGGCGGCGAATAACCCGCGTGCTTGGACAAACGAAGTAGCCATTAAGCCGGTATTTCTTCAACTGTCACTAAGACATTCCCACTCGCGCCGAAGAGGTCTGGCGTGGTACTAGAGCCCGCGAGATACGCAGTGCCGCCGGTAGTCCCGACGCGCAGCGAATAAGTAACAGCGGTCGTAACGTTGGGGGTGTGCAGCCCTTCGACAATAATACCTCTCGACTCGGCGGCGCTGCCAAAACTAGTTACCGTAGCGGCGAAGCACGTCGATTCGGTGCCAGCCATCAGGCCCGCCGTAATGGACGCGGGGTACGTTGCCCCGCCGATGGAACAGCTCGGCAAAAAAGCACGAACCAGCATTTTGTTGGCAGTTGCGCGCGGGGTGATGCCCGGCGTGTTTAGCACGTTGGCCCCCGCGTTCCCCGGCAAGGCTGATGACTGACCCGTCGCTATCACTCCAGAAGTGGAAAAGTGCGACAAACTGGCCGTGACAATATTGCTTCCTATCACAGTCTGCCATTTCGCGTTCCAAAACCCGTTGAGGGTTCCCTTGGAAGTATCTAGCCACAGCGCCGATCCGTCAGTCGGGACATTGGTGTTTACCCCACTGATAAACACAATCTTTTTGCCTGCTGGCGCGGTCAAATAGGACGCAAACGTCTCCAACAAAGTTTGGAGATTGCTCGGATACTTTGAGTTTACGGGCAGAGTTCCGGGTATAAGCGGCATAATTAACGTTTATTGAAGTGTGGGCTTAATAGTATATCCCATCCGAAAGGAGCGCAACTAGCCCTCGGGGTAATGATCATGGCTTTGGTCGCGGTGCAAGGAACACAAAACACCCGGCCGTCCGGCAATACAACTCCTCCCGCATAAGCTCCTTTACCGAAGCCGTCTTGGGTGGTTGGAGGCGTCGGAAACCCCGGTAGCTGAATCGAAGCAGTGGAGCCAGAAGCGTCAGAGTCAAAAACGCGCGGAAATTGTGCCCGCCCCGGGATGAGAACGACAAACCCATCCGGCAGCCGGACCATGCCGGAATAGTCCTCGACAGTGCTGAGTGGGATGCTGACCGCCGTGCGTAACAACTGTTGCGCGTCAGAGCTGAACACCTCTATCTTTAACGTTGTCGGGCTGGATTGATCGACGAGCGGAATCAATATCTCGCCTCGAGCGTTAAGCAATGGAGCTGCGCGAAAATGCGACTGCGGCTCGGACGGAGTTGGAAACAAGTTTAGCTGTTGCGACCCGTTGTAACCGCCGAGGGCAAGCGCACCTGTTCCGCTTTGATAAACGTGGGCCCCGAAAAACACGTCGCCTTGGGAAGTTAACGAGGCCCCGCGAGTAAGATACGTCCCTTTGTTAAGACCCGTAAGCACTTCTAGAGTGCCGTCCATGCGAACTATCGCAGGATTGACGCTGGCGTTCGGTGCCAGAAACGCGGACCGGTGTCCACTGAACTTGCGCGTGTTTGGCAGCATAACCCCTCCTACAAACGCTCTGTTCGGAAGCGTTGCGACTTCGTTGGTCCACACGGATCTATTTTCGTAAGGATAGTACAGCAGCGCTCGCTTAGAGTTGTATGGAACGCACACCACAGCAACTTGAGGTATGCGGGTATAATTGTAAGACGCGCTGTCAAGCGTATCGCCAGCCGACACGGGATAGTCCGCCATGAGAACGCCGCCAGCAAAAAGGGCGCCTGTGTTGGGGTAAGTTCCGCCTTCTGGAGTCGGTGCCGATACAAGCACATCCTTCCTCGGGTCGTAAATCATTGCTTCCGTATAATTGAAAGGAACTAGAAACACGCGCCCATCGGGAAGTAATACCCCGCCGCTAAAGGCCCCGCCGAATCCAGCGGTCAAAGTCGAGCCGCCTGGAAAAGTCGGAGCCGCCGCCCGGGAACGACCGACAACTGGAAAACTTCTATTTCGGGATGCCGTTAGTTCTAAGTTTGAGCGTAGCTGAGTAAAAAAAGTACCTTCTTGCTGCCCAAACCAGCGCGTGGTCCCATCGGGCGCGGAATTCAAAAAGTGTACGCAGGCATCAAGGTCGCCGGCCGGATGGCCGCCTGTTACTCCCCGCCCGAAGTGAGTGGACAAAACAGCTTCGGTCGCAATGTTCGTCGATCCCACAGCTCCTGCTTTGAGACTGCGACTGCCCACCGCATTATCCGCGAGGTGCTTCTCTTGAACGGGTCGAACCTGATTAGAATCTGTTGGCGCGGCGCTTACCGGATGATCAAGCTGCTCGTCGCCGATAGCCCGCGCCTTAATGTGGTTTCGCCCAACCGCGCGCTGCGAATCGTCGGTGGGGCTGCTTTGCAGTTTTGTTTCAGTGACGGACCCGTCTTGTAGCTTGCTGGCCGTAACCGATAGGCCGGGCAAAAGGTTCGCTAACCCTACTTCCGCAGCTACCTGGCCCCTCCGCACGATCGCGACGTCTGTGGTCAACGTCGATGTAAGAGGAGCTTCGATTCCGCCATTGTAAATCCAGTTACGCAATGAGGCCATCGAAGCGTTGAAGGTTTCACTCGCCCTTGAGACCAACATCAAGTCCGTAGCTGCGACCGGCTCTAGCACTGGATCAAGCTGCGCTATCGTTTTGTTTGTGGTGTAGTTCGGCATTAAAGCGATAGTTTGAAATTCAATGTGTCATTATTTGCCGCAAACGTGCTGAGCAATAAATAACGGTTGCTGTTAATGAGTAAATATACAGCTTCTGTCGGGCGATTGTAGCTCAGATGCCCGTCGAATGCTTGCGTCCCCAGCAGTTGCTGTGTCGGCAAGATTGCGGTCGCGTACACTGGTGCTGAAAGCCCCCCGCTGAGCGGTCTACAACCTACCCCGGTAGTGGCCCCTATTTCCAGTGGCGCCGCCGTTATAGCGCGGCAGCTCATAAAATTGAGCCTCCTCCAACGGATTCGGTCTGCTTAGTAGCGTGTAATAGCAGCCTGCCTAACCTCGCGCGGCCGCGCCATGAAATGCGTAGCGCAAATTCGTGCCCTAAGTTTGCGGGTAATTCAGTCGCTGCGTTGTCAGCTTCCGGCGGGGTAGGCAGCCGAAATTGAGAAATATACCCCCGGGCGTAATCAGGTACGTTATTGGAAACGCCGTCTGGAACAAACTGCGTTACAAAGCACTGTGTAATAGTGTGCCAATGCACCCACTGCGGGCTATCATCGGCGTGCCAATAAATTTTGCACTCGAACGTTTCGTCGGGCCCGCCGCCCAAATCGTCGAACCAAACGTCGCACCTCAGTAGCTTTTTAACATTATACTCTTCCTTGAAATCAAAGCTTTTCGTGTTCACGAGCGCATTGACGGGCCGAACAACGCCTGCGCCATCAATGTCATGCTCTTGGTCTAAGGACACTTCCCACAGTTCATGGAAGTTGTTGTGAAAGCATATGGCAAACATGCGACGAACACCGCCGACTTCGGCGGCAAACACTTGCAAGGGAGAGATTCCAGTCCACACGCCATCAAACGAAGCTGCTGATTTTTCTCGGTTCCCTGCCGTGTTTCGAAAATCCAATACCGCGATTCCGTCGTAGACAATGTTAACCGGCGCGTCCGCGAGCAACTCGGCATTTGCATCTTGAACTGCTTTTGTGCTGCCCGACGCAGTAGGAACGACCGCGCGAGGCCAACAAGTCATCAACAGACGGTCATCAAAGTAGGCAAAACTTACGCGCTCCAGAAGATACGACGTGTCGTATTTTAAGATCGAGTCGATTTCTGAGGACATGGGCGTTTGGCCGTAGCCCTCAAAATCAGCGCGCGCGCTCCGGTACGAGCGAATTCCGTTTCCGTCCAAGCTCCGAAAAAACAGATCCCCGTTTACTGCTTGCACACTCTCGGCCGCCGACCCTACGTTCAAAAATAACACGCGCTGAAAACCTTTGGTTTGCTTCCATTGCATTCGTTCGAGCGAAACGGTAAAGCTCGCGGCGCCTCGCTCGCAAAACGCGATAAGATCGCCTTGTCCAGTCGCGTCATCTTGGACTGGAACAAACGCCATGGTCTGTACTTTTCCCATTTCGCCTGGCAACGAAAACGACCCACCTTCGGCTAAAAACGTATGCTCGCTAAAATTCAGCAAATCTTGATCGCTACCTGAATTGAATCTCGCGACGAAACCGCCAGCCCCAGCGGTTGCAACCGCAGCGGGTATCACAAACGAGTACTCGTCGTTTCTTTGAACGACAACGTATGTTCCGTTGATGTTCGGGGTGCTGCTGTGTCCGGTGATTGTGACTGAATCGCCCGCCGAAAAACCGTGAGGTGCTTCTGTTGTAACAACGCACGGAAAGTCTACGCTTGTGCTTTTAATTGCTACGCTGGACACGCTGCCTCCGTAAATGAGATCCCCCGCCATTATTTCACTGCCGTCGTTGACGGCCACAAAAAGTCGCCCTTGTCCGTACGCCATTTGCTTTCCGGACGGAACGCTAGGGGAACCGTAATAGCTCGCCGGTTGACAGCCATAGCCGTCATAGATGATCGGCTCGTTTGCGCCGTCTTGGATGACGACAAATTTCTCGGCTTGTACTAAATAAACCGGAACGGTGTTCAGTATCGGAACTGACTGGTTGACCCAAAAACACGAACCCGCTGTTAGATCAATCGCTAGGACGCGCCCATCGATGACGAGGATAAGCTGCGCCGGTCGCCCCTCGCGGGGGTCATTATAAATTAAACCCCCTTGATAATACCGCCCTGCCCGGACGTACGCTTCAAACCGGCTTGCGGAAGTAGAAGTATCTCCCGTTAATCTTGGTCCCGAAACCCCGTCTTGGACCCACTCGTCAAATCCCGGCTGCCCACTAGCGACTGACGTTGGCGATCGCCAATAAGAAGCTCGGATTTGAGAAAAACCCGGACGCGTTCTAGGGCCGCCGGCGCCCCGAAAAGTGCAATTTTCGGCGTAGGACGCCGCGCCGTCGGCAATTTGCGACGGATCCCGGCTTCCGTCCATTCCGACGAGACCCCGGAAGCCATCAACCAGTCTTTCCTGGTCGATAATCATCCGGCGTTACTCCTTGGCGAGGGCGGTCATCATCGCCTCGTCGAAACCGGCGTCTTCGGTCGGTTCGGCTTCCGCTTCGGCAGGAGCTTCGCCGACGGGAAGGCCGTCGATGGCGGTGAGAGTAAGAGTGCCGGCGCCGAGCTGAAGAGTCGCCAAAGCTTCGAATGTCGAACCTTCGGTAACCCCATCAGGCGGAACCATGCCGTTAGGAACGGGAAATGTGATGGATTTCATGTGGTTTGCGAGGTTGCCCCCATTCTACCCCGGAGGTTCACTCCGGGGCAGTGTTGGGAACAACTTAGGCCGTAATCGCGGTGTTCGCGCAGTTGACCACGTCAACAGCACGCGGGCAGCGGCGATGACGAATCACGAAGCCGAGTTCAGGGCGCAGGAGCTTGGGACCATAGGCATAGAGTGCCCGGAAGTACCCAATATTGCCGTCCGGATTGATCAAGCGGTCCTGGATGTTCCTCCAAGTGAATTCACCCGACCAGGAGTAGGCCGGATTGTATTTCAGTTGGCCGACGCCCGTGGGCTTCGGGATGAGGATCTTGAGCACGTCCGCGTGGTAAACCACGGTGTCCGTGAACGGCGCGTCTTTGTACGCCTGAGAAACCTCGTACCCTTTTCCGATCTGCAATCCAGACACGGAATCAGCAAAAGGCTGAATGCGAGTCCATTTACGATCGGTATCGTTGAACGTGTAGCGCGGCGGAAACTCAACCGTGAAGAACTTGAACCCGCGATACGTACCGGAGAGCCCCGGAGCCGCCATCATCGGGCTGCTGTTGCCAGCGCCCTCGAAAGCGTAACGGAAGTCGTCACGGACGTTGCTGTCCTCCATCTTCAGATCGTAGAAGCTGAAGCGGTCGCCGACCAAGGCGTAGACCGGCGTCATTTCGTCAACCCGGGTGTACGGATTGATCGAGCCGCCGAGATAGCCCATTTGTTCGTAAACGAACTCAAGGACATCCCAAGTCAGTTTACCGACTTTGGCCGCAACAGTGCCAGTGGGCATCGCGGTTCCGGACGCTGTGCCGTAAGTGGCGGAAGTCGCCAAGGCATCAGACGGACCGGCAAAGAACTGGGAGCGCGTGGCGTTCACAATTCCGCTATTGGCCGTCTTGTAGACTACCAAATAGTTGCTGACTGCGTTGAGGTACTCGTCCTGGTACGCGTTGGTCCAGACCCAGCGGGTGTTTTCGGTCAGGATGCGGATGATGTTCCGAACCTGATCTTCCACCTGCCAAGCAAACTGAAGGTCGTCCAAACAGATGTCGGGCGAGTTCAGCGCGGCCTTTTTGAGGCTCGTCTGGCGCAGGGTGATGCCGAAGCGGTCGAGGGTTTGTCCGGCGTTGTTGAGACACGGACCGCCCGCCACGGCGGTTTCGGTGCTGCTCGTCCAAGCCTGGAAGGCCACGGGCGTAGAAGGAAGCACCCGCTCATAGATCGGGTAGGCGTACTGAGTGCCCTGCCCGTCGAGCCAAGGCTCTTTAGGCAAGTGCTTGAGGTAAAAGTCCGAGTTGGTGATGTTCTTCGCAACGTTGTTGCGAATCAAACCAGCATGCTCGTGAAACAATTTCTGAATGTTAGGTGCAGACATAAGCCTGTTTTTCTCCTTTCAAGAGAGGTTTTGTGGTTATGAACCTAGTGATGTCCAAAACCGCCATTGCGGAGCCAGACGCTAGATCCAAGGTTTTCTTTACCCTCTGCGGAAAGGGCCTATACACGCAGTTGTTTTTTCGAGCCGAGTATTACCGCTACTCGTAAGCGTGAGATAAATTATACGCAGCCGGAAAGCGTGTCAAATGGCGCTCAATCACGGTGTCGCAAAAAGCATGAAGATAGCGTTTTACAATATTCATTGCGGTCGTAGAAGTAATGCCGCTTCCTGTGATGCTGCCTCATAAGTAACGGGTGGGGCAGGCCAATCGTTGCGTGGTGTCGGATTAACAGACGCAGCGAGTAAAATGCCTTCAAGCCATCCTTTCATAGCTGACATCGCGGGGCCTAGTGCTTGACCACTAGTGATGAGGGCCATTTCTAACCTCTGCAAGCCGACAACCTGAAGGGTTGTGAGAAAACGTGAAACCCACTGCTCTGCTGTATAAGTTGTTGGAGCCGGGTTGCTTTCGACGACTATTGCTTTAGCGGAGAACTCATTGCGAACGTACTCTACTAGCTGACCCCCGGACGGTAAAAGTTCATCAGTGTAATCAGAAACTATACCGTTATGAATTAAGAGGCGAACTGGGGCGATATCTTTGTTGTCTCCAACGAAATCTCCTAGCAGGCGCAGTGTGTCAGTATCGGTAATAATCATGTCAGTTTGAAGATGAAGTTGTTGACGAAACCGCCGTTGCCGCCGCTGTAAGCGGCGAACCAAATTTCTATGCGCTCTCGTGCAGTTTGCCCTCCCCAAGCGGCTGCGGTCGCGGTTGAGGAGACCGTGAGTACTGAGTTAGAGCTTGAGCTTGGGATCTGGAAGCTATTTAGGGTTCCACCGAACGGAGTGACTGCATTAGTCGCAATATTTCTTCTACGAAGATGGACCCGAATGCCGTCAAATGTAATCCCGCCAGTCTCCACGAACAAGGTCAGGGTAAAGGTCGAGGGAAGGCTCAACCAAAGAGGGTCCATCTCGAAAAACTCATCCGGCAAAATAAAGTACCCGCGAGCGTTGAGTTGTGCGTTTGTCAGAGAACCAAGATTAGACGTGTCCCCGGTAAAGCCTGAGTTAGTAAAAGAAGCAAATCTACGTATGTAAATCGTGTTAGTTTTCGGCACTGAAAACACCGCGTCTAGTTTTTGCTTGTCTGTTGACGCCATAAAGCCCCCAGAAGACACGGTGGCGCTAGGATGAGTATGCGCGGTGGGCGCAGCATCAAGGGCCGTGCGTATAGCTGCGGGGGCGGTAAAAGCCAATGGGCCATAAACAGTAGTGTTACCACTTCCGTCATCCGCAATTCCTGTGCCGTTGATATTGATCTCGTTGAAAGCCGCATACGGGGCCCACAGATCGGACTGCTGCTCCGGTAGGCTGGGAGACGCGGAGGGGACGACGGATACTTTCTGAAAATCCACCACTGCGCCAAGCGACGCTTTTTGATTGAGAGCGGCCTGCAAGTCCCTCACTTCGCTGATCGCCACACTGCCAAGCTCCCACATCCCCGTATTATTCGAGAGCGTGACCGTGACAGTGTTGCTGCTAGGAAAGTTTGCTGCTGGGTAAGCGACAAGCTCTTGGTCTGTGAAAGCAGTTAAATTGATGAAGTTGCGTCTAACCAAGCGGTATGGGCGTCGCGTTCCTCCGCTAGCAGAGACGGCTAGCACACGACGGAGGGTAGTCTTGCCATAAGTAGTATTATTGAGGTTATTCCCTACAATAATTGTTAGCTGTGCTGTCGCGTTACTCCCGTTGAGCATTAGCTGGAAAAACCGCGTAGTGGCGTTGTTTAAGGGAGTAATATCATCCAAAAAGAGTTCATTCGTAGACTGCGGAATCGTGACGCTCTCTTGGACAGTAAGGGTCGGTCGAACGTCGAGCTGGGTCTGCAAGCCCGTTACTTCGCTTATCTGGTGCGTGTGGGCTGGGAGTGTCCCCGAAGAACCCGTTCCTTTCTCAACGAAGTTCGCGTTTTCGACGCCGTCTTTGAACCAATACTCCACTATAGAGCTGCCGCTCTTGATGCCGACGGTCAACCCCTGATAACGGAAGCCGGACGTGAGGTCAGCAAGGGCGAGCGCGACGGTATCGTAAGGCCCGTATTTGGCGTCCAGAGCGGTTGGCGATCCAATCAGAACGCCTGTTGCGAGTGTGATTCCAGATGGCATTAGAGCGTGTTCCTCAGTTCTAAAGTTGTGGCCGAGTCAGTCAGCGGATTTTTGCTTACGTGAACCTTAAAATTGCGCGTCCAACGCGGCGATGTTGACGCTTGAGCAACGCTGTTTTGAGTCTCTTCAGTCTTAAATGGCCCGGTAATCGGACCGCTGTTAAGGGCCGACACGAAAAAAGCAGTCTTGCTAGTTAGGTCAGAGTCGTGCGCTACGCCTACAAACTGGTTGCTCACGTTGTAGGGGACAGACAGGGTGCCGTCAGCACTCGCTACCACCTTCGCAATAGTTGCGGAAGCATGAATGTTTGTAGCTGCTCCAGAGGTGCCGTTACCAAGAGCCGTGATCGCAGCACCAAACTGGGCCGCAGTAAACGTCACAGGAGACTTGATGTAATACCAAGGGTAGACGCCCGTGAACGCCGCAGTGCTGGCTGACACCGATCCGGCAGCACGGCTGACAGCTAGCGCAGTGCTAGCATTATTCTTGTTATCAAAATATGCACCAGTGCCTGCGTCATGAGCAATTGACACGCTCCATTGGTTTGATCCAAGAACTACTGCTATAGATCCGAGCGAAGGGTTGGAAGTCGAAGCAATGCCGGTGCCCGTGTACGTAAAAGTAGACGCTGCGCCTACAAGTTCGGGTCCCTGAGTACCATTGCCGTTGGTGATGCGGCCTCGATCGAAGGTGGCAGTTAGCGTTCTATCAGCCGAGCTGCCGACTTCTTGCACTCCGGTTGTTCCAGAAACCGACAAGGAGGCGGACTTGAGGGTAGATATAGAGGGTGGGACGGTCGGGAAAAGAATGGTGTCGAGAGCCGCTACAATAGTGCGGGTTTTCCAAGTGCTAGCTGGTTCGGCCACGGCTCCACCGACAGGGGTGCTCACAACAGAATTTCCAACCGCGCTAGCGTATAAAGAATTCGCGGCATCTGTTCCAGCGGGTCCTGCGGCTCCAGTAGCTCCAGTGTCACCTTTAACGCCCTGCGGCCCTTGCGGCCCAGTAGCTCCGGGGAGCCCTTGCGCTCCAGTGTCACCTTTAACGCCTTGCGGCCCTTGAGGCCCTGTAGCTCCTGCGGCTCCAGTAGCTCCTGCGGCTCCAGTAGCTCCTGCGGCTCCAGTAGCTCCTGCGGCTCCAGTAGCTCCTGCGTCACCTTTAACGCCCTGCGGCCCAGTAGCCCCTGGAAGCCCTTGAGGCCCTTGCGCTCCAGTGTCACCTTTAACGCCTTGCGGTCCTTGCGGCCCGGCAGGGCCTTGCGGTCCTTGAGGCCCAGCAGGGCCTTGCGGTCCTTGCGGCCCTCCGGCAGGGCCTTGCGGCCCAGCGGGACCTGTGGCGCCGATTTCTCCTCTAAGACCTTGCGGCCCTTGAGGCCCAGTTGCCCCTTGAGGCCCAGTAGCTCCAGCGTCACCTTTAATACCCTGCGCCCCTTGAGGCCCAGTTGCCCCTTGAGGCCCTTGAGGCCCAGTTGCCCCTTGAGGCCCTACCCCTTCGATGACTTCGACAACTTCTTTCGGAGCCTCGATGATCTCGATTACCTCGGCCATTAGCGCGTAACCTCCGGAGTGCAAACCGCCACGCCTTCGATTAAGCGCGTGACTTCGCTGTTTAAGACAAGCTCTAGGTCATAGACGTATCGGCCCGCAGGAAGGGCCTGCGTTTGTGCCTCGGTAAGCGACACCTTAATTGTCCCAAGCGCCCCTCCCAGAGCGATTCCCGACGTGTGCGTTAATGAAATAGCTGCGGTCGGAGCGTCGTAGCTGGTCCGGAGCTGCATACGCGCAGCCGCCCCCGTCAAGCTTACCGGGACGCCGCCGCGCTTGTAGACAAGATCCAACGACCAAGTCGTGCCTTGCGGAATTGTGATGTCGTGGGAGACCATCCGCTAATATACACCTACGCGCCCATGCCCGCCTTCACCGCGTCGAGAAAGTCCTCGTAGTCGGCTCCGCCTTCAGGAGAAACCGCAGGAGACGTTCCGCCGCCCGCGCCGGGGGTCGTTGCTGTGTATTTCTCTAAGGCAGACGACACCTCTTGATATTTCTCAAAAAGATTCGTGAGCTGCGTGTAGAGAAACGGCGCCGCTGCCGCCCGAAGCGCAAAGTCGGCGCGTTGCGGGATTTCAAGGCGATCAATATCGACGGATCGCGCAGTCTGCACGACGTTGTCGATCGCTCCGTTCCACGCGTCATCCCCTTCCCGCTTGCGGAAAAGAGGAACGTTGTCCTCGACCGATTTCCACACTGCGTCGATTGACGCGTTGTAGGTACGGCCCATTTCCTCTTGGGCCTTGGCGGCTTGCGCCTGACGATGCTCTTCGAGCTTCTGGTTGGCGAGCTTGGCGTTGCCGGCGATCCGAGTGCGGATCCCTTGAACTTTTCGAAATTCCTCGGCCAGCTCGTACAAACGGAAGCGGTCGAGGTCGTTCATCCCCGACGCAATGTCCACCAGCAACTCGGTCTGGCGCTCAGAGTCCGATTCGGCAAAAGCTGTGCGAAGATCCGCTTCGCGGACTTCGTACTTCTTCGCTGTTGCGGAGATTATGCCGTCGATTCGCCGCAACGGCTCGACTACGGCCTCTTTGTATTCCTGGGTGGCTTCGACGCGAGCAATTTCCAGTTCACGTTCCTGCGCGTCAATGCGATCCCGCATTGCCTTCAGTTCGGTCGGATCGGCCTCCCGGGGCTTGGATTCCAACGCAGCAAGCTTGGCTTCAAGCTCTTGGCGACGCGTCCGCTCTTCTTTCAGGGCGCGGCGTTGCTCCGCCCACTTGGTTTTAGCTCCAGGCGTAGGCGCAATGTCGTCGCCCGGAGGTTCTCCTAGATCGTCGTCTTTCGGAGTCGAAGCGGCCGGCTCGTCTTTCTTACCTTTGAGCGCGGCGACCAACGAATCAGCCGAAGGCCCCTTAATCTCTGGAGCCTTAGCAGCCTCGGCCGTCGGAGCCGGGGGCGTTGATGCCGGTGCGGCAGGAGTATCCGCTGCGGTTTCGGTCGCGGGGCTTTCGAAGGCTTCGCGCATAGCGCGAGCTGCATCGAAACTGAGTGAACCGCCAGCCTCTTCAGGCGACGGAGTGTTGTCGGCCGGAGCCGGAGCAGTGGTTTGGTTGTCCATAAAATTATTCTTCAACGAGTGACGGCATCAGATCTCGGGCCGACGGGGCTAGTCGGGCGGGCATCGCGAGTCGCTCAAGCGAGCGAAGCGCATGGAAATAGCCTTCGCGCCGAGCGTTCTGCATGGCGTTCCATTCCATAAAATTCAATCCAGGAGGAGTGGGCATCTCAAGCGGCTCGCCCAATTCCTTGAGGACGTCGATAGCCCGTTGAACGTGCGGTTCTTGTAAAGTCTGCGCCAGCGCAGGGCGGAACAGATCGTTTTTGCGGTATTCTTCGGCAGTCATTGAGTGGCTTGAAAGTGCATGGCATCCCGGGACCAGAACGCTCCGGCGGAAAGCCAACCCTCGCGGGCAAAGATTTCCATTACGTCGAAAGGCATCCGCGACTTGGTCGGCCAATGGGTAAGGTTTCCGTTTCGATTGGCATCGAGGTCTACAGCAGCGGCACGGGCATGAAGGCTCGGCAAGCTGCCGCCGCGCATCGAGCGGTTAGCGAAAGCTCCGAAAAATCGATTTACTCCCGCTTCCGTCCGGGCTTCGTCGGTCTTGTAGCGCTCCCCTAGAGCCTTGAGGATTCGCTCAAAGCTCGGCGCGAGCTTTTCGTGAACGGCAATCGTCTTCACAGTCGAGGGGCCGTTGTACAAAAACATCTTGTACGGCACCGGAACCGGCTCCAGCGGAACGTGTCCGGGACGCCCGTAAAAGTTGGTCAGCGCCGCTTGCGTAGTCTTAGGCCAAGGCTTTGACGCCGGCATCAGCCCGCGAAGATGTCGCTGGGCGGCTGCGACGGACTGGGGTCCCCAAAAGCCGTCAGGCTCAGTCCCGACGGTTTCCTGGATAATCTTGATCTGCGTTTGGTTCACCGGGTCGGCTTGACTACGCTTTTTCCGGTCGGCTCTACCGACACAGTCACTCGCTGGTTAAGGAAGTCGTAACCAAACCCAATCTTCGGGGTCACACATCCCGCGAGCAGGACCCCGCAAACGAGGATAAAAGCCCGTTTCACTTGCGCGAAAACTTGGCGATCACGTTGACGATCGCGCGCAGGGTTTTCTCCGGCTGCTCGCCTGGGATAAACTCAAAGACGGCAATCAGACCGACCATAACGGTGGTCAGGGCGCCAATGATTTCGAGCCAGTTCAGTCCGGAGACAAGAGTAAGGATTTCAGTGAGATTCATACATTTGCGGTGTGCAGGTTATTACCTATTCATCAGGTGTCGGAAGCTGTCAAATACCCAAGCGGACATTGCCGCTATGGCGGCGGCGACGCCGTAAATGGAGGACTTTGCCGTCTCTAGGTGCTTCAACCTTTCGTCGTGCTTATCGAAGACTTTGCCGAACCTCTCTTGGTTGTCCAAAATGAGGTCCACCTTAGTCTCCAGCCGCACAAGCCGCTGAGCGTCCAAGAAGTGGTCTGATTCTTTGCCGGCCATTTCATTCATAATAAACGCGGTTCACAACCGGTGCAACTAGACGAATGTCGGGTCGATGACTTGCCAGCCACGGCTGATTGCTTGCGTTTTACTGCTGTTGTACGTCGTGGTGTCTCCGGCGGTCGCGATAGTGCCGCTGAAATCCACAACATTGGAGTCTCCGGGTAGGCTCGAGGGGAAAGACCAAGTGCCCAACGTCCTCAGAATTCCAGCCAGAACCGTGACGCTGACGGCGCCCACGCTCTTTACCTGTACCCCGCTTCGACAAACAACTCCGACAGGAAACTGCGTCGCGAAGAAATCATAAAACACGCTGCTACCGAGAGAAGCTACATTTTCGACCGTAATCTCCTCCATCACAGAAACTCCAGAGCTATCTTTCCGTATCGGAGCTATAGCCAGCGTCAAAGCGCCGGCATTGCGTACCCGCAACGATGACATGTGTCCGCTGTAGCCGCGCCACGAGCCGTCAGAAAATGGCACCGCGTTAAAGAGTGTTCCGGTCACCGCGCTGTTGGACGAGAACTTCGAGAGTAATGGCGCCCCTCTAAAATCTGCCGTAGTTAGAAGGGGGCAGTTGTCCAAATAGACCTCACTCAAATGCGTCCACTGGTCACCCTCGTAGATAGCCATCTGCCCGCCGGTCAGCCCGTCTCCAGCAAATGGCTGTCCATTTATAGAGAGTACATTGCCGTCAAAAGTAAGCGGGGCGTCCCCGCCAGTCGGCTGCCATTTAGTGATGTCCGACACCCGATCAATGATCGACCATGAAGAAGATGCCGACAAGGAAGTATCTCGTACTGCTTTATGAATGAGATACGGTCGGCCGTTTACTGGAAACCGGCCCCCAGCGACGGGCCCCCCGAAAAACGTTAAATTCCGAAATACCACCACCGAGTTTTGCTTCAAACCGGACGTCAAATTAGCTTGTGTAAACTGATCAATATTAATGGCTTGAAAACCAACACCTCCTTTCTGTACCTCGATCCATTGATTACTTGTTATGAATGAGCGTGCAACGGCGGCAGAAGTAACCGATTGCAACGCCGCATTGTCGCGTAAATCTAACAGCCGAATCGACCGGCGCCCAGCGGTTGGAAAACTCGCTAACTGCGTGTTTCTTGCATACAATTTCTGAACTCCGGTGATGTGCCGAAATGCCATCGGCACGTTGGGGCCGTACGCATTATAAAACTGCCACCACTCACCGGTAATAGGGTCGCCGTCAGTATCAGCTTCCGGGTCGTAGTCATAGGTGCGGTTTCCGATGTACGTTTTAATTGTGTTTGCGGGGAGCACAAGCGACGTCAGCGGATTATCCGACACGTCAAGCTCTAGCAAAGGCGCGCCATACTGCACGTCGATTGTCTGTAAGTTGTTTCCGGATAAATCCAGTCTGAACAGCCGGTAGCCAGTAAATTGATCCGCCGGTAGAGGCAGCACAAAGGCCGGACCCAAATTATTGTCCGCGAGTTTAAGTATCTCAGTTTTACTTTCAATGCCGGTGCCTCCCAAATCAAAGGAGGTCAATAAGTTATTGCTTACATCGATTTCCCTAGGACGATAGCCGCCGAACACCCCTCCAGGAAACGCCAAAGACGTAAGTCCTTGGGTAGCGGAATCAGGGTATTGATTTGAAAGATTGAGTACGTCGCTCGGAAATAAGTGAGTGAACGTGGCAGTGTTTATTTTATTGTTTGCGGCTTTGTACGACTCTGCTACCCCATAATTACTGAAGGTCGCTGTGGTTAGCTGATTAAACGAAAGGTCTACGCGTCGCAGATATCTCGTGGTCGGCGGTATCGAGCCAAATGTCGTCCCATACAGACTAGGTCGCCGTTGGGATATCATCGACAAGTCGATGCCGCATCTATCTACCTTAAAGGTCGCGTCCGTCAGGAAGTTTGATTGAACGTCTAGGTCTATAAGATCCGCGCAATCCTCAATATTAAGATACGTTAGCCGATTAAACGATAAGTCTAATATGTAAATTGGGGTGTTCGGCGCTGAAAACTCGCTTAAGCCTAAATTGCTCAGCATTAAATGGCGTTTGACTTCGGTCACCATCCCGACGCGCGCGAGCAAAGGATTGTTCGGGGTGTTCCGGTAAAGCCAGCGCTCAGTTACGGGTCGCCCAAAAAAGTCGGTTCGAAGCTCTGACGCCAGCGCAGGGACGCCTACGGGATCATTGTTTTCGGCCAACGCAATCTCGAGATATTGCCTAGTACCAACATAATACGTCCCCTCGACGCCAGCCAGAGTAAACTTCATTCCGATAACTGGATCATCCGGCGGCGGCCACGTGTTTGGCATTCGCGTAAAATCAATGACTGTCGGCCTTACAGTCAAATATTGTCGGGTAGTACCCCAGTTCTGCGAAATATTTACTGTGTACGTGCCGTTGCCGCCCGTGCCGGTTCCTAGCGCGGTGATACGGGTGTCTTTCACTAGCTTGTTACCATAGTAAGTCCCTACAGGTAGCTCCACCCCGTCTGTTATGTTCATCCCGACTTGAAGAGGCACTGAGCCCGGTTCGTTTACAACATCGTCTACTGTCAGGGTTGTGCCGTTTATGTTTGCGCGAAACCGAGGAGGACGCGCAGTAACTACCGGGTTACCGAAATCGAAGTCAGGGTGCGGCAGCCAAGAGATCGGGTATTCTCCAAAGGTTCCGACTGACCTCAAAGTACAATAAGGGTACGTGAAATTACACAGTGGATGCTGGCATCTAAGAACCGACGGCGCGCCTTCGCAGAACTCAGGCTGATTCTGCACCGCGAGTAACGCGTAAAGTGCGTCTTTTTTTGTACCCAAAACAGCTTTGAAACCTGAGTCTGCTTCCGTCCACCCTTCGACAATAGACTCGTAGATGTCGCCCGGGAAAGCATCGGTTCGTTGCGGTAGGTTAAAGTATATTCGTCTGCCCGTTGGGAAAAACACGCGGTTTGTCGCTTCATCGTACGTGTATTCCGAAAACTGTTCGTCCAACGTCGCCCCCGACTGGCCGAACGCGCCTTCCCAATTTGGGATTTCTTTAATTGCGCCGAACGCAGGGTCCAAAACAAAATACGTATCGTCGCGAAAAACGCTTTGCCTTCCTTTGACGCTGCCTCGTATCGCAAACATTACGCCGCGATCCACTCGTCGTCACCAATCTTAATCAACGCCTGCGACGCTGAATTCCGAGTGTACGTTATGACTGTCGAGCTGCCCGCTTCAAGCGCAACCTCGCCGGGATCAGGAGACAGTATCAAAATTTGAGTTCCTATCGGAAACTTTACTGAGGCGCTCGGAACATAGACCGGCCCCCCCGCCGTAACCACTAGCCCGCCAGCATCTTCTAGTTGAAGCGTATAAGGGGCGTTACTGAATAGCCGCCTCACTCCGCACGACAACGGTGCGGCCCCTGCTTCTTGGGCCGAGGTGATGGGAAACAGCTCCCCGCTAAACGGGTTAAACTTGTACCCCGGGAGACTCATTGAATGCTTCGGTTAAGCGATTTAGGGATCGCGCGCAGATTGCTACGGCGATTCGACATGCCGTTCATGTGATGAACGTCTTTGCCGTCGCCCTTACGAACGTGGCCGAGCTTCTCCATCTTACGGCGAGCCTTGTTCCGCTGGCTGCGACGTTTGATTTGCTCCGGCTTCGCGTGGTAGTCGGCGTATTCTTTGGCGTAGTTTCGAGCGCTCATTGAGTTTCGGTAGGCACGATTTCGGGAACCGCCATGCGGCTCGCCATTTTAACCTTGGCCGCTGTCTCGGCGTCTTTCAGCGCCATCTTCTGGGACATCTCGGCCTGTTTCAAAGCCATGGTCGCCTGATGCCGCTCGACATCCATTTGCAACTTGGCTTGGCGTTCCATCAATTCTTGACGGGCTTTCGGCGAAAGCTGTTCGGACTCGGCGAGCTTCTGCTCCATCGCGGCGATGCGAGCTTGCTCCGACTCGATCATTCGCTGCTGTTCGGCTTGCTGCGCCATCGCTTGCTTCTCGGCGGCGGCTTTAAGCTCGTCGGCCATGCGGTCGCGGGACGCGCCGAGCTGCTGGAGACGCTGGCGCATCATCGCGACTTGATCTTTGCGGACAAGATCGCTGCCGAGCCGCTGAACGTGCTCGGCCAGGTGCGGCAAGAACAAGTCCATCGCTTGCAGCGCGGCCATCGGGTCGGCCCCGTTGGAGATGCCCTCCTGCATTTGCTCTAGGGCCTGAAGATGTCGGCCAGCGTGAATGAAGTGGTTTTCTCCGTCGCTCACCGGCATCGGGCTGCCGCTCGACATCATGCCGTTCTCGATGACCGCAAGCTTGTCGTCCATAGGCGGACGCAAAGACGTTCCTGGAGCGGGCAAATACCGATCCACAACCTCCTGGCCGAAGCGGGCAGCGATCCTATCACGCAAGAGGTTGATCCGCCCGGCCTCGTCGAGGCTTCCGAAAATTGCCATTGTCTCCTCGATTGCGATTTGACGCATTCCGGGGGAGCCAAACCCAATCGCTCGGACAGGTTCAACGCTGCGCCAGCGGTAGATGGCTTCCTCGGGAACTCCGCGCTTGATGCAACGACGGCGGAAATCGACGGCCTCCCTGCCGCCGGGTTCGATGGCGGTGTATTTGCGACGGCTGAGTCGGCGGTAGACTTCCGTGAGCAACCGCTTCCACGGGTGGTAAAACAGATTGATCGACGCCGAGCTTAGGACCGCTTCTTGCTGAAGCTGCGCTCTAACCTCGTAGGCAGTCCGCGCTTGGCCGTCCGCGTTCATGGCGCGGGACTGATACCCGACAGTGCGGTTGGTCATGTTCTGCGTCAGGTCTTGCAGGACCGGCAGCATGTTGCGGCTGTAGTCTGGAATGGCCTTCTCTACAACTTTCAGCCCGGGAGGAAACAACGCATAAGGGCCGTAGTACGATAGGGTAAGATCTTCGAGTGCGCGGCTGCCCTGATCTCCGGGCTGCACAATTAAAGCCGAGCTTAACAGCGCACCATCGACCATGCCGCAGCGAAGGCGGTTCAGAAGCTGGATGTGCGGGTAGATCTTAAATCCAAGCCCGCGAATGCCATGATACGTTCCGTTACCGACGCCGTACGTAAAGGTGACAAAGCAGTTAACGGGAGAAGAAAAGCGATTGGCGCGGGTAAAGAGAAACTCTTCGTCCGGCTCGTCTTCGTCAATCGAACCCACGGGGTCGCGCAAGAACATCAAATGCGAGACTTTCCCCGAGAATTCCCGAACCCACATGTGGACTACGTCCACTTTCTTGGCGCGGCTGTTCGTATAGAGGAGGTCATTGTTCTTCAGCTCGACCTCCAGCTTTTCCCACTCGCCGACTTCGTAGTTCGTCCGTTCGTTGCAGGCCCTTAAAAGCGCGTGCCGGACCATCTTGACGTTCCAGCCTAACGAGGCGGCAACCTTGGGGTCGCGGATGTAATGATAAAGTTGATGGGCCTGATACTCGCGCTCCACTGTCGCGCATTCGATCTCGAACTCGTTGGCCTTTGTCCCACGGGGCATACGAAACTCGGAAAGCCCCGCCACTCTCCAACGCCAATCGACTTCGTCTTCAAAATACGTCACGCCAACCCCATGCGAAACGAACTGGTCGGCCAGCATTTGATGGGAAAATTCAAACTCCGGCCATTCTTTAAGCGTCCGGTGAAACTCTTCCGAGATGACGCGCTCCCACTCGACCCGCTGCTCGGCCGTTCCGTAATCCAAAGACACTCGGGCCAGCGAATCAACCGACGCCGTCAGATCGTAGTATCCGGCCAAGGCTTGCTCTTTGAGCGCCGCTGCCTCGCCAAAATCCAAGTTTGTTCTCTCGCCTTGACCCATCTCCGTCAGGTCGTCCTGGTTGAATGGGGGCGAACCATTGAACATCGAGTCGATCAACGCCCGGTTCTGGGAGCTTCCGGCGTCGGAATCCTTCAAGGCCTTATAAATGGAGCGGGCTGCGTCAACAGTCGTGACGCGCATTTTCGGCGGCTTGCCTGATTCGTTCAGCCCCGCCAGTTCAAGTGGTTGCAATCCGGATTCCATGGGTGGTCAGGTTATTATAGCTTAGGGCGAAGAAATGTCACCCGGCGGACTCCGCTGGAGCGAAAAACCCGGAACGATTGACGTTCGACCGAAGGGTTGCGGAGCATTCGCTGATACAGCCCCGAGCTTGCGAAGTCGCGATGGCTTTTCCATCCCTCTCGGCGGAGCGCCTCTTCATTGACGCCTTCAGATTCAGCCTCTATCGCCGCCCACGCCGAGTCGTAAAGATCAGACGCGGAGGGCTTTGCTTTCTTCTGGATCATAGGTCAAAAGTTTTACCGCAGGGAGGCTGTTCGCCGGAAGATTACGCCAATCGAGAATGCCGACCGACGGGCGGCACAAGCTATCGCCGACGACTTTGTGTCCGTAGCGGGTCAGCATTTGCCACGCGCCGGTCACGAGGAAGAGCGCGTGAGCGTCCGAGTAGTAACCGCCGCAATGGCGATGTCCTCTCAAGAACACCCGGGGCAGCCGATGGCCGGAGCGCGCGTAGTTCAAACGAGCGTTTCCCATCGTAATGCTCATGGCCCCCGCTTCGAGATACGCCCGTGCGCTGGTCGGCATGTGGTGCGCTACGTCGATCAGCGTTCCGTTGAGTTCAAGCAGCGCTTTGTCGCCGCAGAACTGGCCGCCGCACTCTTGCGCGATATACTCTTCCCAGTCGCCGGTATGACATTCAGTTCCGGCAATGAAGTAGCGCTTTGCGGCTACTTTCGCCAGCGGAAGCAACGCTTGGATTGCCGCGCTGCTGTGGTCTTTCATCTTGGCGGCGACGACTTCCTGAGTCCCGTGGTGCCGACCTTCGATGCAATCTCCGTTGACGATCAGCGCCCAGGGCGCCCCTTTGAAGTGTTCAAAGATCCGTGTCTGCATGTCGGTCCAACACGACCACAACCACTGCTGATGAAGGTTATCGCCTAAGTTGACGGTGTTGCCGTAACTGACTTTGGCGCCGTCAGGCCAGAGCCCGACAGAAGAACCGCAATGTAAATCAGATACGACAACTACTCCTGCTACTTCGGCTGACGCCGGTTTCGGTCGTTTACGCATGAGGTTAGTCGGTTATGATAAACGCTAAAATCGGGAAAGCAAACTAGGGTTCCGTGACGGGGTAAACTTTGTCATCGTCCGTTTCCACCGGGTTTCACGCCCGCCAGTCCCAGAGTTACCATCCTGGGGCGCCCGAATACCAAACCGCTCACGGACAACTTCGAGCAAAACAAATGACGCATCCGCTATGTCAGGAGACCGCCCCGTCCTAGATTTCATGTCAACTTTGCTCTCAACGATTACTTTCATCGCCCCGCTCTTGCGCGTGTCGTAGTGGCGGCTCGTCATCTCTCGGGCCAAGTCCGGCCCGATACCGCGAATCTGCCCGTTCTGGAGGTACTCCTTAGCCCCGAACCACAGCTCGGTCACCCGGTTGGAGTATTTCTCGTTGGCTTTGGTCGAGTCGTACGAGGACAGCGCTCGCTCCGAAGGCGCCCCGCCGAAGTGAACCCGCATGAACTCATTGTTCCCCGCCACCGACGCGAGCGCGTCGCAGAACGGGACACCGCCGCCCGTCACGTCCACGCCGACGTTGTACCAAGGGATGTTGTGTTGGATGACAATGTCTCGGATCTTTCGGGCAATCTGCATGGTGCGCGGCTCGGGGCTGGATACCTCGTCCTCCAGATAGTGGAACTCGTCGAATGACACTTGATCGAATCCTTCCTTCCCGACCCCGTAAGACCCAAGGTAGATGACGCACCGGTCGCCGCCGGAAACAAACGACGGGTCAATGCCGACTACACGCTGCGGAGTTTTCAACCAAACTGGCGGTTGGTCGCCTTTGAACCGAATGATCTCGGTCTCGGAATAGATGGCCTTCGACGCTGCCTGGGGCGCCCAAAAGCCCCGATAATCCCTCCAAAACAACGGCGAGTCCTCCCCCAACCGCGCGCGGGCCTCGTCGATCTTTTCAAATTTCTGGATCGGCCACTTGTTTTCCCCGATCAAGTAATTCGGATTTTTAAGCGCGTCAAAGTGCAGACACACGCCGCCGATCTTAGTCTCCCAGCGGCCGGTATCCACGTTGATGGCCCCCCACCCGTCTTTCGGCTCCACGAACTTGCCGAACGGATCGTAATAGCTCGTCGGGTTTGAGGCGGCGCAGATGTGCAAGACAGGGTTGTTCGCCATGTTCGACAAGGCGGTGTCGATCAAGGCATGACTCAACTCAGACAACTCGTCGGCCGCCAAGTAGACCCGGAGTGCTTTCATGCCTCTCATTTTGCCGGTCACTTCATTGCTTTTGCGGGCTTCGGCGGGAATCAGGTAAACGCCGGATTGTTCCTGCCTTTGGCCGTTTTTCATCACGTAGATCGCCGGAGTCGGCGTATCCGCAAGCTTGGCTGGGGCGACATCCTTGATCGCGGGCCAATACCGCTGCACGGCCCCCCAAACTCTTTTCTTGGCGTCGCGGATCGAAGTCGAGGTCAGCAGGCCCAACGTGTGGTACGGCGCCGAGAGCCAATTCAACAAGACCCAGACGGCCATGAAATCCGACTTGCCAGACGATCCGCAACCGGCGAAACCGACGTAACGATTATGGCAGCACTCGTGCAACATCGATTCGGCCCAAGGGTGCCAAATGAAGTTCTCGGTCTTGTGGTTCCAAAAGATTTTGGCCGCACGTTTGAAGTGCTCTTCGCGGCCCAACCAATCGGGCGAGCGACCGCCCTCGCGGTACATAAAAAGCTCGATGGCCCAATCGGCATACTCCGGCGGGAAAATGAATCCGTAGCGGCGGATCGCCGTCGAAGGAACGAGTTTTGCGTCGCTAATGAGACAGGGTTTGAAAATCATAAGTCTTTTGTGCCAAAATCCTTGTCACAGCCCGGCACAGGCCGATTTGATAACGGCGCAAGGCGCTGGTACTCTGAAGGTTTACGCATTTGTGCAATCAACTTCGAATCCCGTGCGCGCTGCCCCATTTTCAAATTCGTAAGTCACTCGACTTACTCTGTTAATCGGAAAGTTATGCAACATTTGTTGTGAACCTTTGTGCAAGGTTATGAATAATTTTGAACGACTTGGCACAAACTTACGTCAAAAAACACATGACCGAATCAACCCTTATTGAGACCGAACCCGGCGTTCACGAACTCCAACTGAACGGATCGCGGGTCAAAATTCGCGAAACCAAAAACGGCAACTACAAGTTTTTCCGGCTCGACTGGAAAGTCGGTAGCCGCGCATTCCGCCGCGCCTTTTCCTCCTCCGAAAAAGCCATCGACGAGGCCGAGCGCATTGTACGGGATCTTGCCCGGGCCGAAGGGGAAAAAACAACCGTGCGTAGCGAGGATATCGTCTACTACCGCGAATGCGCCCGAAAGCTTGGCGGCGTTCCCCTGCACGAAGCCGTCGAGTTCTACTGCAAGTTCCATCGGGTCGGGGCTCCCCGCAAAACCATCGCCGATCTCGCCCAAGAACTCGAAGTCGCCACCCGCGCCCGCGAGGCATCCCGGCGGCATCTCGAAACAATCATTCATCTCAACAAGGTATGGACAAAATGGACGGGCGCAATGACGCCCTCCGAAATTACCCCCGCGCTCATCGAGCGAAAGTTCTCCGAAAGCGACTACTCGGCCCACACGAAAAAGAATTTGCTACGGGGTTACCGGGCCCTGGAGCTGTTCGCGATCCGCCAAAAATATCTGCCGCGTGAATTCGAGAGCGTAGCCGAGCGGGTGACCATACCCAAAACGCGCAACGCCACGCCAGCCGTGTTCACTCCGGAAGATCTGATGCGGCTCTTCGTTGCCGCGCAGCCGAAACATTTGTCCTACATCGCCATGATGGCGTTTGCTGGCGCCCGCCGGGCGGAGTTCGAGCGCATGACCCGCGACCACATTTCGCTCGATGACAAAGTCGCCATCATCAATGCGGAAATTGCCAAGAAGGGTTCCCGGCGCGTTTTGGAATTACCGGAAAACCTTTGCGAGTGGCTGCGCGTGGCCGAACTTCCCGAGAAGGGTCTCCTCACGTCACGCAAAAGCATCGAGCGGCTTTCGTCCAATAAAGCAGCGCTGAAAGAAGTGGGCCTGGACGCCTCAAAGTGGGAGCAGAACGTGCTCCGCCACTCCTTTTGCTCCTACCACTTGGCCTTACACCGCAACGCGGCCACCACTTCAGAGCAGGCCGGCAACTCACCTCAAATGCTCCGCGAGCACTACAAATCACTCGTGACCCCCGCCGCCGCCAAAGAATGGTTTGACATAACCCCCGCCAAGGTGATGCAATTCGCAACTGAGCGTCACCTTGCAGGGTTAATAAAATGGACTTGCCACAAGAAAGGAGCTGTGACAATTTCGTAACAACCTTGAACCCCCAATCAAGAAAGGAAAAACACAACATGCCCAATCAACTGAAACCAGGAACGCGCCGTCTCTCCTATGTCGAGACGCGCCAAGCAGCCAAAGCTTTGGATATCTTAGCTGCGGCCAAAAGCACCAACGTATCGGCCCTCATTCGTGAGGCCACCGAGGAGTACCTAAAAAAGGTAGATAAAGACAACTCCGTCCGGAAACTCGCCCTGCAAATCGTGAAAGAACTTCCCGACGACGCGGAAGAACGAGCGGAAGCGGATCTAGACCCGAAAACCATGGAGGCACTCACCGCCGTGATGAAACACATTCGGCGTTGACCGGCACTATCAGAACGTTAATATCCGTCTGCTTCCTACGTCCTAACCTCACCACCTAAACCAAATTAAACCTAAATATACCAGAAGTCATGGTCATTCACCTCACCTACGCCCAAGAAGAGGCACTCAAACGCCTATCGAACCAAGTCAACCTCCCTCCGGGGAAAATCGCCGAGTTATTTGTGCAGGACGGGATTTCGTCGTATGCTTATACCAACGATGGACACACCTCTCTGCGCGAATCCCTTGCCGAGTCTTCAGAAGCTTCGCAACCCGAAGCTGATCCGGAGCTTTGCCAGCGACGCTGAATTAGAAGACGCACTCATCAAGGCTGCGGAGGCTACCGGCTACTCCATGAGCGAAATTATCCGGCAAGCTCTCCGCAGCTCTTTGATTAAGCAAGGTTCTTAACCGCGCAACCCGTGACAATCATCAGCCTTACCTGGTGTTTGCTGCTCATGCTCGTAGTCGTTGCCTGTATCGACAGCGACGAACCGCCCTACTTATGACAATGACAATCGAATGCTCGGCTTTCACCGCGACACCGATCGCCGAAGGCCGCATTAAGTTGGAAATCCAATCGGCCGCCGCGCCGCGCAAAGACGTCTACACCGCAGGGGAAGCCGTTGCTCGCCTAAGCGAGATCTTCGGCAAACCCCTTCACCGCAATTCGCTGGCCTACTGGCGAAAACAAGGACTCCCGTGCGTCAAGCTCGGGGAGAAAAAGATCATGTACTCCGAGGACGACCTTGTGCGCTGGGCCCAAGGCCGCATTACTTCAGCGATCCCGTGAATAGCCGCCAAAAAGGTAAGCGGGTCGAACGACTCTGGAGGGATCAACTCCGGGAGGCCGGTTTTCTCAAAGCCTACCGAGGACAACAATACTGCGGCGCAGCGGGTGACGCTGACGTGGTTTGTCCCGAGTTACCGGGCTTTCACTTCGAGGTCAAAGGCGTTCAGAACCTGAACGTCCTCGTTGCGATGAAACAAGCGATCAGCGACTGCGGAAAAAAGATTCCGGTCCTGGCGCATAAGAAAAACAACGAACCTTGGCTCGTGACCATGCTCGCTGATGACTGGCTGCCCTTAGTTAAAGAGACTGACCGAGTTAGTCTGTCGGAAACTCCCGAATCGGCTCACGATAATCCGTGAAATATGTGGTGTCGTTTTCTCGTCGAATCGCCCCGAACCCCTCGTAGCCGTTGGGGCCGTAAATTTGAACGTACTCAGGGTCAGACGCCAGCGCGGGCGCGAGAAAAAGCATAAAGATCACGAATTTCATACAAGTAATAGACTTAAGCGATACCCCCGCGTTCAAAATGACTCCCGAGCAAGTACGAGCCCTCTACGACCAAAGATACGCCGAAACATACGATGCGACATTCCGGGAGGGATCAACGGCGTCACCCCTGACCAAACACGAAAGATCGATCCTCAAGCTACTGCTCGACAAAGGAGGGCCGTGGCTAGACGTCGGATGCGGCACCGGCTATTTTCTAAAGCAGTTCCCCCACATCGAGCGGACAGGGTTAGACTTGTCGCCCGCCATGTTGCGGATCGCCCAAAAAGCCAACCCTTCGGCAACGCTAGTCGGAGGGAACTTTCTGGAGCCGCACCCACAATGGAACGGAAAATTCCGGGTGGTAACATGTATGTGGTATGCCTACACCCTAGTAGACTCCATCCGTGACGTCGAAGTCGCGATAAACAACATGGCCGACTGGACCTCTACGGACGGATTTCTGTTCGTTCCAGTTTGCGATCCACACTCTTTTGTGGGCGAGTTTCCAGACAGCCAACCGTGGTGGGACGCCAAATCGTCAGTCCGAGTAACCGGCGTCACATGGAATTTTGAACAGCCCGGCAAGAACCACGTTCACTTAGTTAGCCCGACTACCGAGGTCATGCGGGAGATGCTCTCCAGACGTTTCCATAGTGTGACCAAGATCTCATATGAGACCGTCGCGTTTCTCGCTAAACACAAACGATGAAGCTCTTCCCCTACCAAAAAGAAGCCGTAGAGCGGCACCTCAAGATCCTCGACTCAGTCGGCGCTTCCTTAGACGGAACCGGCTGCGGAGGCGGGAAAACTGTTATCGCCAGCGCGGTGGCGGCCAAGTATGCGTTGAAAACCTGCGTGGTCTGCCCGAAGAGCGTCATCGCCAAGTGGGAAGACACGCTCGCGGCGTTCGGGGTCAAGCCCCTCTTTGTTCTCAACCCCGAAAAGTTGCGGAACGGGAACACCCCCTGGGTAAAAAAGATCCCGAGCGGGGGTAAAAAGACAAAGTTCGAGTGGAATATACCCGAGCGGTGTCTTTTGATTTTCGACGAGGCGCACGTCTGCGGCTCGGCGACGTCCCAGAACGGAAAACTCCTTGAGTCCGCCGCTGACCATTGCGTTCTCATGCTCTCGGCGACCGCTGCCGAGTCCCCTCTCCGCATGAAAGCCATCGGAGTCCAGCTCCGTCTCTTTACGCCCGGCTACTACTGGAAATGGGTCCGCGAACAAGGAGCGGTCGAGTCTCGATGGGGCGGACTAGAGTGGGATCCTAAGCGCGCTGAAAACAAAGAGAAAATGGAACGCCTCCATCATTCGATATACGCGAATAGAGGATACCGCGTCCCGGAGGCAGTCCTGCGCGAGCAGCTCCCAGAGCTGATGATTACCGACGAACAACTATGGCTTTCCACAACCGACAAAAATGAAGTCAAAAAACTCTACGACGAAATGGCCGACCCCGAAGATCCAGGAGCGGTCAAAAACCTCCGGCAGCGTCAAGCCATCGAGAAAATCAAAGTCCCCTACCTCGTGGAGAGGGCGAAAGAAATCGTGGACGCCGGAGGATCAGCCGTCGTCTTCCTCAATTTCCACGAATCCATCGACGCCGCCCGCGTCCATTTCGACCAAGGCTGCGTCATCGACGGACGCGAAAGCGCGGAACAGCGGCTCGAAACGCGCCGCCGGTTTCAAGCAAACGAACTGCGGACGATCATCGTCCAAATCGCGGCCGGTGGACAAAGCATCGATCTACACGACACAAGTGGTTCGTTCCCTCGCGTGGCTTTGCTGTGCCCCCAATTCAGCGGAGTTGTGGAAGAGCAGGCTATTGGACGGATCGCCCGAGTGGGGGCCCGGTCGAGGGCTCTCGTTATCCGACTGTTTGCCCCCGGAAGCGTAGAAGCGGCCGCCGCCAAACTCAGCGCCGAAAAACGCGAAAACTTAGAAATTTTGAATGAGGGCAAGAAAAGTTTGAACGAATCCGCCAGTCCCGAAGTCTCTTCTTCCATGTCCGGGTTATCAACCTCACAACCTGCGGCCGATGCGCCCGAAATTCTTCCCGCTCACAGCGAGCATTCACCTTCATCCCTAAAACTCAAAGCTATATGCCCAGGATTCCGAAACGACCAAACCAGAGACAAATCAGCAGCCGACCGAGGGACCCTCGGCCACAAAGCGGTGGAGCTGGAAAACCTCGACGTGGTCCCACCGGACGATTCACGTCTGCGCGAAGCTGCGGAAATGTGCCTGAAGTATCTCTCCCTGCTGCGGAAAAAGGTCGGCCCAAGCGCAAAGGAAATTCGCGAAGAAAGGTACTCGATGCTGGATCAGTTTGGTCATATCGACCATCTGTTCCTGAACGGGCCGCAAGCCCACTTGATCGACTACAAGTTTGCGTTCAGCGCCTACGAAGCGGACTCACCTCAATTTTGGGCCTATTGTCTCGGCGTTTGGGATAAACATCCCGAGGTCGAGGAAATCACCGCCCACGTAGTTTTACCATTTCAAGGGGTTATCGACGTCGAGTCTTGGTCGCGGAAGTCCGACTATGAGCGGCTCTCGGCGCAAACCGCCGCGATCATCGAATCCGCTCGCCGCGATAACCCCGAGACTTACCAGACCGGCAGCCATTGCGCGTGGTGCGGGCAACGGGCCAAATGCCCGAAGCTCAACAACCTCGCGCTGGCCGTTGCCGCCCAATACCAACCCGAAGCGCTGGAACTTCCGGCCAAGTTCGACCCCGCACTGATCGACGATCCCGAGGTCATTGCCGTCGCCAAAAAACTCGGCCCGATCTTGAAGGCGTGGGCCGAGAAAGTCGATCAACGTGCGCTCGAAATGCGCTTGGTCGAGGGCATCGAGATTCCCGGCTTCGAGTTGGCCGAGCGGTCGGCTCCTTTCAAAATCACGGACGCGCAGGCCGCATGGGAAGTGGTCAAAGATCACATGACGCCCGAAGCCTTCGCTGGGTGCGCGGAAGTAAAAATCGGAGCGCTGGAGAAGGCGTTCGTCCGCACCGCCAAGCGCGGCACCATCAAATCCGCCAAGGAGACTTTGCGCTGCGCCCTTCTGGACGCCAACGCAGCTCAGTCCGAAGGCACCAGCCAATACCTGAGGAAGAGCAAATGACGATGGGCGGGGATGGGACGCTGAAATTCCGAAGGATTGGAAAACTTTGAAGGGTTCTTAACCCAACAACCGAGGCAGCGGCACTGCCAAACAACAAACAAAACTAAACATCGTATGAGCAAAATATCGTTTGAAGACCTCGACAAAGCACCCGCTGAGTCGAACACCGAAACCGCAATCGCCGTGAAGCCGGACTTGGCCGTAGCCGTCCCGAGCATCGGCGAGCCAGCTAAAGGACTCTTGGGAGAGTGGACCGCGCAAGACACGCGCTTGCCCCGCTTGAACTTGGTCAACAAGAGCGGCGACCTCGCCAACACGTTTGTCCCAGGGACTTACGTCATAAACAAAGAGCACCAGCTCAATCAACTCTCGGCCGACTCCCGCGAGCGGAGCAACCCGATCAACGTCATCGTCGCGACGATGGCGAAACAGTACCAGGAAAACATTCCGTTCGATCAGCGCGAGTCCACTCCGGCTCGCCTCTTCAACAAAGCCTCCGAAGTCATGGCGGCCGCCGGATCAATCAGCCGCATGAGCGGCGAAGGGAAATTCTCCGAAATCGCGCACATCGAGCTTTTCCTCGAAGAGCCGGAGGGGTTGACCGAAGACGCCCAGGCGCTCTTCTACTACACGTTCGGGGGCAAAAAATACACCCGCGTCATGTGGACTGTCAGCGGCACCGCTTTCGGCGCAGTCGCCGTCACGATCGCCAGTGCGCTGCGGGGACACTTGTCTTCGACCGGACTGACCGGAGGTCAATGGCTCCTCGGGTCGAACCTGATCAAAGGCCAAAAGAATAGCTGGTGGCAGCCGAGCATCCGCACCAACGGACTCGTGGCCCCAGAGGTCACCAAAGAAATCGAGGGCAACCTCTAATCAATCCGCTTCCGGCTGGAGGGACTGTTTGTGGGGGCATGGGCACCCCTCTGGCCGGAAGCTCTTTTTATGACCCACCTTTATATTGCGGGGCCGATGCGCGGCTACCCGCGCTACAATTTTGACGCGTTTCTCGCGGCCGACATCGACCTACGAGATCGCGGATTTGAACCAATCAATCCAGCCAAACTGGACTTAGACGCGGGCTTTGATCCCGACAAAGATCCCGTCACCGCCGAGTTCATGGACAACGCCATGCGGCGCGACATTGCCGGAGTGCTGAAGGCCGAGGGCCTTGTCCTTCTTCCGGGATGGGAGCGTTCGATCGGCGCCAGAGCTGAAAAAGCCCTGGCCGAGTGGCGCGGCATCCCAATTCTTCTCTACCCTTCGCTCGCGGAACTCGACAAAGAGTCAATCCTCCTCGAAGCCGAGCGGCTTACGGACGGGGACCGGCAAAGCCAATACGGGCCGCCAGAGCAGGATTTCGCAAGAACAGCCGCCATGTGGAACGCCCTCTTCGGGTGGGCCGCCACGGCGCGTGACGTAGCGATGGCGATGATCTGCCTCAAACTTTCGCGCCAAACTCACATGGCGAAGCGCGACAATTGGACGGACATCGCCGGATACGCCAAGTGCGGATGGAGGTGCCCATGAGCGAAGAATTCACCGCATGGAAAGCCCTCGCCGGCCCTTACCGCGAAGACGAGCAATGGATGTTGGATAACGTCCTCGCCGATCTCCGGCGCGGCGGCATCAAGTTCCTGGTGCGATACACCGCGAGCGGATTAGAGGTCTGGCGCGACAAAATCGGATGGCTCGGCGAATGAGAACTTACACCATCGTCATCGAAGAAAACGTTCCGCTGGCCCGCAAGACCAAGGCCGGAAACATCTACGTGCATCCGCTGTCATGGATCGTCCCAAAACTGCGGGTGAACGATTCGTTCCTTTACCCCGCGTCTACCGGTGAGCGGCCCAACAACCTTCGCTCCATAGCCAATGGCTATGCCAAGCGCCTCGGTATCAAAATCGCCACGCGCAAAGTAATCGACCGAGAAGGGGTCGATCGCATCCGCTTTTACCGCACAGCATGAGTGACTACCCACTAGGCCGCATCGAATTCAGCGATCCGGACATTGTTCGGCCGGAACAGACTCTCTCCGTCACACTCGGCGTTTTGTGCGGCATCCAAGTCGAACAGGAAGACTTGATCGACGAACTCTGCGACTTCGCGGGCTACCTCCTCACCCTTATCTGCGAACTCGATGGTAGCGATCGACTTTGAGTCTTACTACGACTCCGAGGTCAGTGTAACGACCCTCGGCGCGTACAACTACGCCCGGAATACGGACATTTACATGGTCGCCATGTACTCCGATTCCGGATGGGCGTACGTCGGTCTGCCGAAAGACGCGCCTTGGCACGCAGTCACCGGCCAAGAGTGGGTCATGCACAACGCGGCCTTCGACCTGACCCTACTTGGTGCGCTGATCGAGCAAGGCGTGGTCATCGACACGCAACCTTCAAACGTCTACGACACCGCCGACATGGCCGCGTACCTCGGCTACCCGAGATCCCTGAAAGAAGCGGCGAAGCATCTCCTCGGACTGGAATTGAGCAAAGGCACCCGGGACAACATGAAGGGCCGCCACTACCATCTGCCGCCAGGAGTCATCGTCCCAAAGCGGAAGCGCATGGACAACGATTTCAAAAAGGAGATCGCCCGATACGCCCTGAAAGACGCCAAGGCCACTCTCCTGCTCTGGAGATGCCACGGACACAAATGGCCGGCGCACGAACGCGAGATCTCCAAGATGACCCGCGAGATGACCACGAAGGGCGTTCCGCTGAGTCTGCCTCGGCTGGAAGCCGCCCGCGTTACCCTCGAAGAGGAAGCCGCCAGAGCCGCTGCGCTGATCCCGTGGGCAGGCAAGAGCGACGTCGCGCTCCTATCACTCCAAGCGATCCGCGATCAATGCGACCTCGAAGGCATCCGCAAACCGACCACGTTCGCCGAAAAGACTACCGAAGGGGCGGAGTGGGAAGCCGAGTTCGCCGACCAATTCCCTTGGGTACGCGCCGTCAGAGATTACCGCAAAGCCAATAAACACATGAAAACTGTGGAGGCGATGCGGAAACGCCTTAAACCAGACTCGGTCTGGATGCCATACGACATGCGATACTTCGGCGCCCTCACCGGCCGCGACAGCGGCTCCGGAGGATGGAACGCCCAGAACCTACCCAAAGGTCACGTCGCCGGAGTCGATATCCGCAATCTCATCGAGGCGCCCTCTGGGCATACCTTAATCATCGCCGACTTGGCCCAAATCGAAGCGCGGTGCATCTGCTACCTCGCCGGGGACAAGAAGAGTTTGGAACTCATGGCCGGTGGCGCCGACGTTTACGAAGCACACGCCCGAGCCACGATGGGCTACACCGACCCTCGCTCGCTCAAAGAAGTGGATAACAAGATGAGGCAGCTCGCCAAAGCGCGTGTCCTCGGCCTCGGCTACGGATGCGGCGCGGAAAAGTTCCGCTACGTCGCCAAGATCATGGCAGGACTCGACATATCTTTAGACGAAGCGCAAGAAATTGTGCAGTCCTACCGCAGCACCAACCCGCTCATCATCGGACTGTGGAGGAAGCTGGACCGCGCAATGCGGGCAGCCGTCAACGAGAAGAACCAAACTTTCGAGCTGACGCTGCCTTCGGGCAGGACGCTCAGCTACCGCGAAGTCACGTCTTCGGGCGAAGGGCGCGGCGACTACCGCTGCAAGATACCCCGGGGCGGAACGATGGCGCCGACCAAACTGTATGGTGGGCTCCTCGCAGAAAACGCAACCCAGGCGTTTGCGCGGGACGTTTTCATGGATCGCTGCGCTGCCCTACGCGACGCGGGAGCCGACATCATCATGCGGGTTCACGACGAAGTTGTCATAATGTGCGAAGAAAGATTGAGCGAATCCTTCAAAGCCGATGTCGAAGCAATACTCTCCACCCCGCCGGATTGGTGTTCGACCCTTCCGCTTGGAGCCGAAGCCACAATCTCAAAGTTCTACATGAAATGACCAATAAGTTCCTAGAAACCTTTCAACAAGTCGGCGGATGGAAAACTCCGGAGCGGTTCGGCCGCGAACACGATGGCTTCGTCACCATCGAGGAAAACGCCCGCTCTCACAACCATGACGCGTTCTTTTGGGACGCCGACATGGGCCATGAGCGTTTGCAAACAATGTGGATGGACGGCCATTACTTTGTGCGTAGGTTGTTAACCAGATAACCTTATGCGATACCTCTCGGTTTGCAGCGGCATCGAAGCCGCAAGCGTGGCGTGGGAACCCCTTGGCTGGTCCCCCGCAGCGTTCTCTGAAATTGAGCCATTTCCGGCCGCTGTCCTCGCCCACCATTGGCCGGAAGTCCCTAACTTGGGCGACATGAACAACTATGAAGACTGGAACAACTTGGACGCAATCGACCTTTTGGCCGGAGGAACGCCATGCCAGTCCTTTAGTGTCGCCGGGCTGCGAAAAGGACTCAAAGACCCCCGTGGAGGACTCATGCTTACCTACCTTGAAATCGCTCGGCGTTTCCGGCCTCGATGGGTTGTGTGGGAAAATGTCCCCGGCGTCCTGTCTAGCGACGGAGGACGGGATTTTGGTTCCTTCCTCGGGGCGTTGGGGGAGCTGGGGTATGGCTGGGCCTACCGCGTCTTGGACGCTCAATGGGTCCGAACACAACGACACCCCCGCGCCGTCCCGCAGCGCAGGAGACGTGTCTTCGTTGTCGGATGTATTGGAGACCGGACCCGTGCCGCCAAGGTTCTTTTTGAGTCCCAAAGCGTGTGCAGGGATTCTGCGGAGAGCCGAAAAAAGAAAGAAGACGTTGCCGGAACATTTAAGGCTCGCGCTCGAAGCGGGGGCTGGTGCCAAGACGTCGATCTCGCCAGCTCTGGATACATGCAAGTCGCCGGAGCCCTCGATACCGAGTGCGGCGGGAACAAACTGACCCACCAGACCTTGCTCAACGGCCATGCGCTGGCCGTGGGCGCTCTCTCCGCAGACGATGGAGAACAAGGACTGACGACGATCCAAGCCGCTGCCTCGGGGATGCTGATCGCCTTCCAACAAAATACCCGCGACGAAGTCCGCCTCATAGGCGGCGACGGCAAGATCGCGGGGGCTTTGGCTGCCGAGGCAGGGATGAAGCAACAGAACTATCTGGCTCCGGCCCGAATGGTCGCCTTTGGCGAATACGTCGAAGACGGCACCGCGTCAGCCATGAAAGCGCGGGATTACAAGGACGCCACGGATCTGGTTGCCGTGGATGCCTACAACCAGACCGTGAGCGATACCTCGCAAGCCCTCTCGTCTTCCGCGAGCGACATCCACCACACCGGAGGAGCTATTGTTCCGGCGGTCTCCAAATCAATCCGAACGCCTAGCGGCGGGATTGACCGCGAAGACATGCACACCATTGTTCCGGCGGTCGCGGTACAGGACGTGAGCGACCGCGACAAGAAACAGAACGGACGTGGATGGAGCGAGGACGGAACTAGCTACACGCTCGACGCGGCGGCGACGCAAGGTGTCGCTCGGGGCCTAGCAGTCAGACGGCTTACTCCGACTGAATGTGAAAGGCTCCAAGGATTTCCCGATAACCACACCTTGATCCCGTGGAAGAAGAAACCGGCGGATCAATGCCCCGACGGCCCACGCTACAAAGCCTTGGGCAACTCGATGGCCGTGAACTGCATGGAATGGATCGGCCAACGCATCGACTTCTACGACAAGCAATCATAACCCAACAACCCACAAGGAGAATGAAATGTACAACAGCGAGAAACGAGTCCGTGAAAAAGACGGCTACGACAGCCTCGGGGAAGCCCTCGCGGCCCGCTCTTCACTAGCCAGAAAACGAGGCAAGCGGTTCAAGACCCTGCGCCCCTACCAAGTCAACGGCCGATGGTTCCTGACCAAAATGGGCAAGGGCCAAGCAAAGAAATACTACGAATGAACCTCGACATCACCCCTGAAGAATTCGGCATCAACCCCTGCCCCGAGTCCGGAGAAGGATGCCACGGCTGGATCTACGGCGCAGCCCACCGGCTCGTTGCCGCTGGGTTTGAAGACGATGAGATCGAGGCGTGGATCGAGGCTTACCTCAAGCGTACGTCCCAGCCCCGCGAAATTGCCAACACCCTGTCCAAGGTTCGGGCCGAAGCCGACGGCAAGATCCCGCCGCGCAAGAGCGTCGGAGCCAAACGCCCCAAGGACGAGGCGGCCATCGCCAAGCTCTTGGAGGGCGGCCCGATCTCGGTCGAGGACTTCATCGCGTCGAGTCCTAGTCCGGTATCAATTGATACCTCCGCCGTCCTCAAGGCGTTATTCCCGGGAGAGAAGACCATTCTCTTCACCGATCAGATGTCCCAGGGCCAGCGAGTCTGGGACGAAGTCGTCCTTCCAGAGGACGTAGATCGTCTGGGACGGACTAATACGCAAGGCGCCTGGTTCCTTCTTAACCCAGTCAGCGGAGACTACGCCGAACGCGAGGGGGCCAAACCCTCCCGCCGGTCCGAAGCGACCATTTCCGCTTACAAGCACGTCCTCGTAGAGTCCGACAACGTCAACCTCGGAGATTGGCTCGCCATCCTGCGCCAGCTCGACCTCCCCATCGTCTGCGTAACTCTCTCCGGCAATGCCTCGGCCCACGCTATCGTCCGGGTCTCAGCAGATAACCGAGATGAGTGGGTCGCCGCTGCCAAGAAGATTGCTGATCTCGTCGTCCCCCTCGGAGCCGACCCCAACGCCATCACCGCAGTCCGGCTCACGCGCCTTCCGGGCGTTGTACGGAAGGACAACGGCAACGAACAACGGCTTATTTGGTTCAACCCAGAGGCCGTGCCGACTGAAAAATGCACAGTTAACAAGCCCGAAGGGGACGAAACTGGCCCGAAAGAGGACACCGAGGCCCCAAAAGAGGACAAAACGTCCGAAACTCCGGCCAAAGTAGTCGAAAAAGACGACTTCTCGGACATCTACTACGACGGCAAAGCCTACTTCATGCGCTCCGCCGATGGGATCTGGCGGTATGAGCTGGCAGGAATGCTTCACTCTGCACTCAAGGTGCGCGGCTACGCCGACAGCGCACCCAAGGGGCGAGCGACCCCGATGGATCAAGCCAAAGGCATCATCCGCGAACAGCGCCGAGTCGATGGCGCAGGCCCTCGCCTTTACAGCCCCCACGAAACATGGGCAGAAGGCGGCAAAAGATTCCTCAACACCGCCTGCACCAAGATCATGCCGGCCGCGCCGACAGCCGGAGCATGGGGTGAGTTCTTCCCGCGCTACGCCGGAGTCCTCGACAACACCTTCACCTGCCCCTCGTACAAGGACACCTTCTTGGCTTGGTTCAAACGCTTCTACGAGTCCGCCGAGGCGGGCGAATTGCAGCTAGGGCAGGCCCTCGCCCTGGTAGGCCCCGTCCAGTGCTTCAAATCCTTCATCATCGAGCAGATCCTCCGCCCCGCCATGGGCGGCTACGCCGACCTATCCTCGATCGTCAGCGGCGAAAGCAACGGCTTTAATAGCGAACTCTACCACTCCCCCTTGGCCGTCATCGACGACTCCAAGGCGGCCGAGTCCGAGGCCCAGCTCAACCGGTATGCCAGCGCCATTAAGAAGTTGGCGGCCCATGGTCGTCACAAATACCACGAAAAGTTTGTGACACCGATCCTCGTCGAATGGAAAGGCCGCGTGATCATCGCGGCCAACGACGACGCAGTGTCGATCAAGTCGGTTCCGGCCCTCGACATTAGTAACGAGGACAAGCTCATCGTCCTAGCCATGCAGACATGGGAAGAAAACCCCGGCCCCGACGCCTTGCGCGACGTTGTCGAGGAACTCCCCCACCTCCTCGCATGGCTCAAGGAGTGGGACTATCCCAGGGGCCTCGTGGACCCCGGCTCGCGGTACGGGATCCGGAGCGTCGTGGCGCCCGAGATCCGAGACAAGATGGAGGCATCCGCGAGGACAGCAGAGCTGACCGACACCCTGCGCTTGTGGCGGAAACGAATGCCAGTCGAAGAGCGTGACATTGTTTGGCTCGGGACCTCCGTGGAGCTTCACCAGTCCTTCAATGTGGTCTTCGACAACTCGTCCCTGACTAACCAGTGGCCGGTTCGGGTGCTGGGGGCTCGGATGCAACAGCTTTCCAACAAGCCCGACTCCGGCGTCAGCATCGCGCAGCGGCGGTACGGCAAGGAGAAGGTGACCCTGTGGAGGATCGAGCCACCAGGGCCGGAGACGCCGGACGAGAATCCGTTCTAAATCTGGGAGACCATCAAATGAAGATGTTCGAAGTCACAAGAACTTGCCCCTGTACGCAAATCAACGCGCCGAGCCTCTTAGCACACAATGAATTTGTCGCATGGATTAACGACGAGGAAAACCCTGTCGCTACTTGGCACCACAAAGGACAGAAACTCGGCGAATATTCAGACGTGTTTATCTACAAAGGCAAAGGGAGAGCCGGGTCCGACGGCGGAAATAATCATCCTGACGACATGCCGAGAGATGTCTGGGATTCCATCATTCAAGTCGTGGGCAAGCGTTACACGGGGATGATCTGGATCACTTTCTTGAGAGGCGACTGAGGCGCGTAGCCTGAAGCATGAGGCATGAAGCCTCCTTCACGGCCGGATGACTGCGACTGAGCAATCATTACTGGGGGATTCCTATGCGTTCCCCCAGCGAAAAAAGACTCCATCCCCCACGTTAAGTGGCTTCGCGCCAGCGATTTAGGTCGATCTGGGGGACGAGGGGGAGGGATTCGGGGAATGCGGGTGGCGGAACGACGGAGGGGGGGGCTACAGCCGTATATATAATATTTTTTGTTATAGAAAAACACTGTAGGAATCCCCCTTTCCCCCAGATTTGTCGTATGTCTCTGTCGGACAGCGATTTAAGCCCTGTTTTCGACTGGGGGAAAGCCTGGGGGAAAGGGGGAAAGCCCCCCTAA